CTTTCATCTGTATACATCTGATTAAAAATTTCTTTTCCGGTCTGCGTCCGGAAAATTTGCTGATATGCCTGTTCAATTCCGTGACGATTGACGTCATCTTCATATAAATTGACCAGAAAATCTGCCTCCACCAGAATCTGATAATCCAGTCCTTCGATATTATCATATGTATGATGATGTCCGATCAGATAGCAGATACGGTCGATCAGATAATTTTCAATTCCCACATCGGAAAGCATTCTCTGTGCCACAATCGGTCCTTCCTGCTCCTGCAGCTTTCCGTCACACCGTCCATACTTTTCTTCTGCCGGACGGATTCCAATGTCATGGGTATAAGCGGCTGCTTCCAATATAAAAAGGGATGTCTCGTCAAGCCCTTCTTTTGTTCCGATGATTCTTGCGAAACTATGCACTTTCATGAAATGCTGAATCCGTTTCGGATCTCCGGAAAAAAAGGCGATCATCTGTAAAAACAGCTCATCCAGCTGTTGCCTGCTGTAATAACTACTGTCACTACTGTCCATTGTGTGTTTCTCCTTTATCTAACATCTGCAGTGCAAACGTCGCTGCAATGTAAACAACTGCACATAAAATAATCAATACTGTTTTTTTCCCGGCAACACCGGCACAAAGTTCTGCCAGAATAAGAAGTCCATGCACCCAGAGTTCCGCATGATGCAGCATCACTGCAATAACTGCCTCAATGATAACAAGCAGACACATAGGAACTACCGGAACGTTAAGGACTCTCACCCCTACAATCACCATAATTGCAACAATTGCTGCAAAGGCCAGTAATGTCGGTACCTGAAACGTCTTTTTGTTCTTGTCCATTTTTTACCTCAACCTTTATTCTTATTTTCTTTGTCTGCGCCCATTATACCAATTTCATGCCTAAGAAACAAGCACTTTTTAAAGTAAAAAAGACACGTTTTGTATCGGATACCCGATACAAAACGTGTCTGAAACGAAGCCAATAAGGGGACTCGAACCCTTGCACAAAGCATCAACTTTTCAGTGTTTATGCGGCTTGTAGCGTTTTTACTTTGATTACTTTTGATTACTTTTTTCAAAATAGTAATCAAACGACTAACTTGTTCGTGCTTTGAAGTCTGGTATACTACTTAAAATATCTGACTTTTTCTCGATAGATCTGCGGTTTCTGTGGTAATGTTCCTCTGTAGTTCCTAGGCTTGCGTGCCCCATCTGACCAAGGATCAACCGCTCGTCAATATTGTTGTCAAGAAGGATGGTTCCGTATGTCTTTCGGATCTTATGTGGAGACTTTCGATAGATTCCTAACTTATCGCACAATCTCTGTAATCGCATTCTTACACAATTCGCATTCAAGCGCTCTCCATTTTCTTTAATGAACACAAATTCTTCAAATGGATTCGTTTTTCTGATCCTATCACACAACCACTCGTAGTCCTTTGGGATGATAATTGTTCTCGCCCCAGCTCTCGTCTTTGGGAAATCCTTTATCGCAACCGTATATTTTGCATCATCCTCTCCACGATACCTTGTTTCGGTTCGCCGAACCTTGACCGTATTACCGTCAAAATCATCATGTTTTAGGCACACAACCTCTCCGATTCTCATTCCTGTCACGAACATTAGAAGTATTGCTATGTTTGATAAATCAAGGTTGCATTCCAAATATTTAATCATAATATCAGTTTCATTCTCGTCAAAAACCTCTTCGTAATCTTCCTTGATCGTTCGTTTGAAATCGGAATCAGATGTATCAAGCTCCTCAAACAATTCTTCAACATTAAAATCAATCAACTTCCGCTTTTTGGCTCGTTTCAGAAACCCTTTGGTTATCCCTTTTAGTCCGGAAAACGCCTTTGCCGTCAAGTTAAACTTCGGAATCTGTTCTTCTAGGAAATCTCCCCATTCATCTTCCGATATTGATTTTATGTGCCTTTTACCCATTTGTTTAAAGTGCCTTTGATAAAAGTTGCGATTCCTTTGGTGCGTTGCATTTCCAATCTTGTTCAGTGCCAACCGCCTGTCGTTCCACTCTTCAAACACTTCATCAATGGTTGGATTTTCTTCTTGAATCTGTAAATAATCGATAACCTCATTTTCAATATCGACCCTATCTTTTTTCTTAAGTAGCTTTCTCCCTTTCTCCTTGCATGGAATATAGGTTCTCCAATACCCATCTTTCCCTTCCCATATATCATATGGGTGTTTCTTTAGTATCTTTTCTCTTTTGTTCATTTCAACTTGTTCTTGCACAAGTGCTATGTCGAGAATACCACTATCAACGGCATATTTCAACAGTTCTTTTTCATCCAATCAAATACCCCCGTTCTTTCTATTTTATCTTTTATATCTCTCACTCTGTACTCTATCGTTCTTAGTGATAGATTTTCTTTTGTGGATATTTGCTTTTGTGAAAAACCACGGCAGAGAAGAGAGAAAATCCTCTCCTCTTCTTCCGTGAAATTGGCATTTTCTTTGATTTGTTCAAGTTCTGGCTTAATGAATTTTGTAAATTTCATAAGCCATTTCTCCTTATTTTATTGGTTGATATTTAAGTTTTTAAACATAGCACACATAACATCTACGACAATACTGTTTCCGAATTGCTTATACAACTGCGTATTACTGTTTACTGCTGCCATTTTGTCAATATCTTCATCAGATACACCCATCAGCCGTCCGCACTCTCTCGGTGTTAGCTTTCTGATACGATATTGTGTAGCTATATGGCTATTTGCATATCCGTGTGTGCCAGCTACAAGATCAGATATGCCGTTATCAGAAATAACTGTACCGCATTGGGATCCATTGCTTGATATTTGACCGACTTTTTGGATATTATTTTCAAGTAATAAATTGTCTTTTTGCACACTCGTTAAGCAATTACTTGTACCTTGCATATTTACCTCTAATCTCTGTCCTGTCGGGCTTCCCGCAGTTCTATCTGACGGATTATCGGGATTTCTGCCACGCATAGCAACTATCTGACTTTCGGTACATATTTTAATCTGTTGTGTACTGCCACCCTCAACTGTTGTGATGTTAGGACAAAGTGCATTTTCATCATATACTGTGTTTGATTGGTGCTTACCTGTGCCATTATCCATAAATCCCAACTGTTTTACTTCAAGTATTTTAGGCTCTTGATTTCCACCTTGCATTGCACTCAATGTTGGACTACACCCCCCCCTACATCATAAATTCTGTTGGTACTCTCAAATTTTGCTTCAAGAGAACCTATTGCATTTACATCTGCCATAATTACTCCTAAATCGTGGTTTTCAGCCTTTACGCATCTTGCAATCGGATATACACCTCTTTGAAAATCTGCTGTCACTCCGGTGTATATGCTACCTATTACTTCCATTCAATCACTCCATTCATAGATTGATTTCCAAAACCTTTATAATCCCTTGCCATAAGAGTCGTTGCAATATCAATCTGCTTTTCAATCTGAGTTGCTTGATTGCTTAACAACAAGGTTTCCGTCTGACCGCAAGTTTGATATTCCGCAGTCATATTTTGCCTTGATACAGTTTGCGACTTCTCTTTGCTGCGGTTTATTGATTGTTCCGTCAACGCAAGTCTGTCTGTCTGTCTGTATGTCTGTATGTCTGTATGTCTGTATGTCAAGATTGTGTTGTGGTAATGTGCCGTTGTCAATAAGCTGTTTTATAAGCTTGTCAGCCTTTTCATTGTTGATGTAATACTTTTCATCTACATTATCCTCAAGATAGTCTTTCAACTTCTTTTCAAGTGGTACAGGCTGCGGAAAATCATATGAGTAATTGCCAAGGAACGAAAACATAAAGCATCTGTTTCTGTTCTGTGCCACTCCATAATTTTTAGCATTCAAATCTTGCCAATAATTTGTGTACCCTAAACTTTCCAGGGAACCCAACCACTTCTCAAAATCATTGATGTTTTTCTTGCCGTGTACTTGTGGCACGTTCTCCATGAACAAAATCTGTGGTAATTCTCCGTTACTATCTCTAATTTCTGTTAGTATTCTCTCAACTTCCCACAACAGACCGCTTCTTGTACCACTTCCCTTAGACATTCCAGCTTGTTTCCCGGCAACTGATAAATCTGTGCAAGGAAACGAGTAAGTAAGTAGGTAAGTAAAGGTTTCTGTGCCGCAAATATTCAAATCTTCTGCATGAACCTTTGTTATGTCCATTGTGGGGAAATCCGTACCATGTACTGCGTTATAGCTTGCAATAGCGTACTTATCAAACTCAACAACTCTGTAATGTTCAAACTTAGCGCCTATTCTCTTTAGTGCCATTGCGTGACTGCCGTAGCCTGCGAATAATTCTATCAATCGGATAGGCTTTGTTATGCTGATCGGTTCTCTCGTGAAGTCAAATATAGACATCTGATTATCACAAGAATAATTTTCAAAATTCATAAAATCTACCAAAAGGAAACCTCGGTTTTATGTGCGCACAACCTATTCCTTTCTTTGATTTTCGGTTAGTTGTTATATCTTTTTCTTAATGTATTCTGCACCTTATCCATTCCCTTAATTCCACCGACAATAAAAGCTATTTCTGCTCTATTTTCTGTCGCTTTTGTTTCTGCTTCCATGTCGTGCAGTCCGTATTCAGTCTGAATAATTTCATTTGCAGTAATTCTTTTTAATATTTCTTCACATTTCTTCTTGCTTAAAATCTTCACTCTGAATCACCCTTTCTTTTTCTTCTTAGACTTAAACTTAAAAACATCATTTTTCTGACGGCTTACCATGCTACGATAGCCGTTCATTTTACTAGTCCTGCTCTTGCTCATACCTCACACTCCTTTCGGTTTTTCACACCGCTCAAATTCGATCACCCATACCCACGGGTTTGCATCCCAACTGTAACGATCAAGATCAGATTTCTTGATGGTTGAATCCCAAAGGTCATGAAACATACCTTTTACGAACTCGTCTCCGACGTATTTTAAATGTTCTTCTTCAATTCCTTCTTTCACACACCCTTTTCCGTCAATATCCTGCAACCGCTCCACTCTCACATCCGTAACCTTCAGCCAGATACGCGCTGCTTCTTTCGGCATATGAATGGACGGACGGTATATCAGTTTTGATGATTCCTTAAATGTAGGCAAGTCTGCCAGCTTATCATCAGCCCTGTAAATATATGTTCCATCTTCATATCCTTCGCTCCATGTTTCTCTCACGTACAGTATATCGTCCGTGTGATATGGCGGATTCCATCGTTTGCTTAATTCCTCATCCTTTATATTTTCCGGAAGCTTATATTCTTCGCCCCAAAGTTTGTGTGCTCCCCTGTTTGGATATGTCCATTTTCCTATACAATCCTTGTGGCTACCTGCATATGTATAACATAGCCCTGATTGTGGTTGTGGCTTTATCACACGTCTGGTGCAAGTCTTCCGTCCGTCCAGAATTGCCCGAACCATCTCGGTGTTAAATAAAATTGGTTTAATCGCCATCTGTTTCACCACCTTCCCATCATGTCCGGTGAATTCCACCATGATTTTTCAACTTCTAACTTTTCAACTTTCGCTTTAAGTTGTTTATTTTCCGCTTTCAGGTCTTTGTTTTCCGTCAAAATCTTTTGCAATTCGCAAGTATTTTTGTACTCACATTTTTCGTCAGCAGAATACTCCGTGCACATTTCACATAATTTTTTGCTTGTCACTCTACTCCACCGCCTTTCACAATCTCGATTGCTTTATGTACGCATTCTTCTATGCACTTTTCATATGGAGTGTTTTTATAATAGTGTGTTTCTTCATTTCCATAGTCTTCCAACTGCTCCACAACCTTGTCCGGATCGTAGGCAGTCGGCTGTGCATCTATCACGCTTGCCAATGTTGCCAAACTCACTCTCCTAAAATCATCATCAGATTTACTCGCACGCATGCAATATTCTTTTAGTGCGTCTGCATCAATCAGTCCCATCGTTTTTATCTCCTCTTTTCAAATAATCAAAAATCTCATGTCCAATCATCCCTACAACTGACAGAATGCAAAAAAGATTAACTCCAAATTCTGTTAGAATATCTAACCTAACGGCTATAAGTATTAGTAGAAAGAAATTTATGTACGATTGAAACATCATTCTTCATCACTCCAATCAAACCTGCAACCGCACTTGCTACAGTAATTTGGCGCATTGTTGTTATTCATTATCCCTATATCGTGACTGACTTTAATTTTGTTTCCGCATTCACAATGGAATATAGAAAGAGTATCACTAAGGTTATGGTTAAATATAGGTTTCTTCGCCGTCTGCTTAACCGCCGCCGCCCCGCATTCCTCCAGTGTGCCGATTACACGGTACTGTTGTACTTCTTCAAGTGCCTGTATTGCTACTCTAGTAGCTTTCGCAACCCTGCATCCCCCATATTCACAATTAAGCGGGCTGTCTGTGCCTTGTGCGCATTCATAACAACTGTCTTTCTTCAATATCTTAATTGCTTCACTCTCCGTCATATTATCCCTCGCTTTCCAATAACTCCGGATTGTCAAAGATGTTGCCGATAACTTCATATTCAGTATCATATTCAAGTCTGTGCTTATAATATTTTTCGTTAGGAATTGTACATATAATTTCAAAATCCCTAAATGTTATAAGCGTATTCACCTTGCTATTATTTATTTTTACAACATCATTCTCCCAAATCAGCTTGCCGTTCTTGTCTTTTAAGCCTGTGCATTGGCAGATAGTGGATGGGTCTATCAAATACTCACCGCTATCATTGGCAATATATCGTTCTCCACTCAAAAATCCAACTACCCAAGAGCCATCTAAACGGTTATTATTTGGCAATACGTGTATATGTTTTGCCTTGAACAAGTATCTGTCTTCCATATTCTCTCCTATTCCGCTTCTGATTGAAGCCACTTCAACGTTAATTCCAACTCTCTTTCTTTCATATTGCATCTGAAAGCACACCCATCTGAAAAGCTATCGCAATAATCAGCACAATTAAAGTTCGAACCGCCTGCAATACGTTCCGCCATTTCTTCATCCGACATATTCCTTATCCTGTCGGCATTGGTCGCTTTCACATCAACAAGCTCAAAACACTCATCACGCCATTTCAATACATTATCAATATTGAATGAACTGTAACCTACATGGTAATAATCTTCGCCGACTTTTTTGTACTTGATTTCGTAATATGGCTTGTTGTCTATCGTCCTTACGATAATTTCCAGAGATGTAACTTTGTTTTTTGTATCATCATTTTCTGAAACTTTGCTATCGCATCCACAACAATGCTCATTATCTCTTGAATTGCTGTTGTGCTGGAAGTCGCAAGTGTGTGCTTTTTCTTTTGTGGCTAAGTCAAGGTAATATTTCAAATCTTTTATCAAACTGATAGTTCCGTAGAGTTGTTTTTCTTCAAGCATTTCAACAACTTCCGATATTCTTCTATCAAAGTCTCGCTCGCTTACGCTTTTAAGAAATTTATCCATTCTCTCCACCTCTCATTTCTTTCAGCTTGGCTTCGGCTTCCTCTTTTGATAAAAACCAGGTTTCCTTGTACATTTTTTCTGACAGGATTCGGTCTGTTGCATATTCTCGATCCTTATCACACTCCATGTACCATCCTTTTTCTGTAAAAGTAATCAAGGCTACTTTCTGATGATAAACTTTGTTGTTCTCCGGGTGCAGACTTAAAATATTTAATTCATAATTGATTTTGCTAGGAATTATATATACATCTGAGCCAATTCCACACGGCAACCGCAGAAGTAATCCCTGCTCCTCTGCATCCTCGTAATCCGCTAACTTCTCCATTGCGCAATAACCTTCTTCGCAGTTGGAATAATATGAATTAGGCTTTTCGCCATAGCACGAATACAAGGTTTTTAAGGATTTTTTCTCGTAATTCTCTTTTACTAAGATTCCATCCGCTGTCCGTTTTGTTAATCTCTCCATGACTATCCCTCACTTTCTGCCAGCTTTGCCATTTTCCAATCGCTTATATCGCCACTTCCGCGCGCACTCCAAGATGTTGCTCCGTATCCCCATGCGTACACTATTCCGTTCTCGTATTTTGCAAAATATCTTTTTTCCCACGAATTTTTTTCGCTATTTCTTACCAAAATCGGCGTATCGACCGGAACTTTAGTCCAATCAACAGGTGGCTCAACATATTCTGAATTAAGCCATTCGCGGAAATTATACGTACTTCCTTTGCACGAATCTGATTCATAAAAATCACACTCTTCACATTTAATTTCTTCGCAAATTGCAGGCTTTCCATTTTTTAATCCAAACACTGCTGTGTTTGTCGCAAGTTCTATAATCTCATTTCCGTATTTTTCTTTATTCGTCATATTAAACCTCCAAATCACATATAAACTTAATCTCATCTGCCAAACTCTGCGCTATCATCGGCACCGTCAACTGAAACTGCTTGTAATTATCCAGTGTGTCAATGTAGTCGATGAATTTTTCCAAGAAATATTGCAACTGTTTCGCTGTTATCTTAAACTCCTTTTTCAGAATCGTAAGTGTCAGCGCAAAATAGTTAAACAAAGATGCGCTGGAAAGCCTGTATGCTTCACGCTCGATGCAGAAACCTTTCTTTGCATACAGGTTCATTAACTGTCTCTGTGGAATTTTCCCGACGTCCTCTTTGATGTCGATTTCGTATTTACTTTTCAGATAAACAGACAAGTCCTTTCCGGTATTTCCACCGGATGCTGCTTCATCTAAGTAAGATTTCAAAAAATCCTGCAACCGGATGATTCTTGCCTGTCCGAACCCGAATTTGTCATGCAGAATGATGTAACCGATTACAACGAAATCTTTGTATGATTTTGATATAACCTTATCAGAATTTCTCTTTTCAAAATCATTTTTCCCTATGGTTCTTATTTCTTGCTTTGTGTAAAATGTCGGCTTTTTCTTCCGTCTCAACGCATTGCTCATTTCTTTGATTTCTCCTTTCTGTATGTGATTTCCAACCATGCAAAATGGCTCAATACAAGCTGTCTTGCACGCTCTTCAATCTCCATGCCTTTGTATTTGTTTGTCAATGATTCTCCGGCTTTTACAACTTCATCCCACCAAGAATCAGAGTTGTCCGGGGAATAGTATTTCTGAATGAATTGCCAATAATCCATAAACACTTGCCATTCTTCCGAACCCTTTTCAATCTTTGCACTTGCCATAGCCGCTACCTCTAAAACGGACAATCGCCATTGTATGGCTTGAATCCGTCCCCACGTTCTTTCTTTTTAATTTCCGCAACAACATCATTGAATGGTTTTTCGATTTCAACAAATTTCATGTGATCTCCATCAAACTCCATTGCTTCACGCATTGTCATTCCCTGTCTGTTCTTCTCGATTTTTACACCCTTGGCTCCCTTGTCATTGTCTGACAGATTCCACAGCATAATTATGTTTGACGCATCCTGTTCGATTGCTCCGGATTCCCTCAACTCTGCCATGGTAGGCTCTTTTGTGTCTCTGCTTTCAGATGCTCTTGTTATCTGTGAAAGTGCTATTACATGTGTATTTAAGTCTCTTGCAACCGATTTTAAACCTCTTGAAATTGATGCTACTTCTTCATTTCTTCCGGAATATCTGTTATCCGGCATAAGCAACTGCAGATAGTCAACAACGATAACGTCAAAGTTTTGGTGCCTGCATTCTGACTTTATTTCCCTCGGAGATACGGTTCCGGATGCAATCCATAATTGATAATCACTCATTTCTTCATTTGCTTGGTTAAATTTTTCCTGTTCATCGCCAAGAAACGCTTTTGCTCTTCTGATTCTCGTTAATCCGATTTCTGCAAGCCTTGAAACGAATCTTTCATACACCTGCTTATCGCTCATTTCCAAATTGAAATATGCAACTTTAAGTCCTTTTTTTGCCATATTCCCAATAATCTGCGTTGTGAGTGCGGATTTTCCGACTGCCGGTCTTGCAGCAACTACTGTTACATCCCCGCGTTCCAGCTCTCCAAGTGCATCATCAAGCTGTGCCAATCCGATTTTTATACCACCCTCTCCAACACTTTCGTTGAAATATTTGTCTTTATTCTCAACTGAAATCTGCTTAATTGGTTTTAGCTTTACTTCCTTTCCCTCTTGCAAATGTTCAAGTCTTGTAAGAAGATCACTGATTGTATCATCAATGTCGCATGGCTTTAAACTTGATTTCTGATACATGTCACGAACCGTTCTTACTTTGTATTCTTTCGCAACCGCATCGGCATAACTTTTAACCATAGTTGAAGTGATTGTTCCGGTAATACATGATTTCATCAATTCGCTAATCTGTTCCTGTGTGTATTTGTGATTTTCAAGTGCCATTGATAAAGACATGGGATCAATATTTTCATTTCGGTCATACATGGCAAGCATTTCCTTGTATGTGTCCTGCGCAAAATCCGAACTAAACATTTCCGGTTTCAGTGTTCGCCAGATACTATTTAGCACATCATTATCAATCAATACGCACCCGATCACTCCGAACTCTGCTTCTGTCAACTGCAATCACCTCGTTTCTCCGCAATCTGCAACCAATAATCGCAATCATTTTTCAGCCAATCAACATATTTTGGAATGTACCGAAAATCCGTATCGTCCGGATTCTTTTCTTGATAGTCACTCAAATATGCCTCTGTGGCTTTGTATAACAGCCGTGCAATGTCCGGTTGGTTCTCTTCGATAACTTCTAGCACTTTATCCATCCAAGCTGTTTTAGAGGTACTGTACGCTGTTTTCTTGGGATATATACTAAAAGTCTTTTTCCATGCATCGTCAAAATCAAACAAATCTCCGGAATCGGTCGACAGCGAATTTTCTTTTATATTTTCTTTCTCTTTATCTTCTTCTTTTTCTTCTTCTTTATCTGAAACAGCGACGTCAGACGATTTATCGGGCGATTTTTGCTCAATTAGGTTCTTCTGCTTCTTTCTTCGGTTCTGCTGATATAGCCTGTCACGCTCTTTTTTCTTCTCATAAGCATCAAGCATTTGGTGCTTATTCCAATTCGGAATCGTTATCACATTGTCAACAACTTCAATCATCCCAAACTCTTCAAAGGTTTTAAGCGCAAGCCTTACCGTGTTCAAATCTCTGCGGAAAATGGTGGCAAGCATTTCATCCGTGAACGGTAATTTGTTGCTCATCATAAACACACCGTTGTTATTCTGTTTTCCGGCAAGAATAAGAAGTTTGAACCAAATCGTAATGATGCTATCCGCACTCGGCATACTCTCAATCAGAAGAATCTTTTCATCGTCAAAAACATCTGTTGTGATTTTAATCCACTTGACTTCTGCCATTTAATCACTCTCCTCATATGTATTTTCAGAAATCAAAGCCATAAACTTCTCATACTGTTTTTCAGAAACTTTGTTACCCTGTTTCTCCGGCTTCAATCGGATTTCAAGGTGCTTTTCAGCGATATGCGATAATTCCTTGGCAAGAGTCTTTTTACCTTGTTGTACGCCCTGCATATAGCCTTTAGGTGCTTTTCTTTCTCCTATTGAGCCACTAGCACGATTTTCTCCTTGACCGCCTAAGCTGACATTTCTAAGCTGATAGCCTTTATCTGCGTATAGCTTGATGTAATATTTCTCTTTTTCGTCAAGCTGGCTTTCGGGAAAATTCAAAAATTCAACTCGCCAACCATAAGGATTGTCGCTCTCGTTGTACAACTTATGCTTGCGTAAACTAAGGTCTATGTGTTGTTCATAGCCTGTAAGGTGGCTACGCAATCTGCTGATTATATGCAGTGCCTGCCCGATATACGCATACCGGAAACCATTTTCATCCTCACGAAGTAAGAAGTATATTCCGCTTTCATCATTCAGTTTCGGATTCAACGCAAGCCACTTCTGTTTATTTTTGGCTTCGATGGCTTTTGCCTGTCTAAATTTCTTATAATCCACCCCAATCACTTCCTCTCCAATGGCTTCATGCTCATTTGAGCCACAAACTTTCCGTAGCTCATGCCGGAAGCGTGTGCCATATGATTCACGGCCTTTATTGCATCATCCTTTTTCTTTGGCTTTATCAAGCGTTCTTTAACGTCAATGCTAATGCAGTCTTGGCAATTAAACTTGTTTTCATCTATCGTCATAAAAATTCTGCCACATTTCGGGCATATTCTTGTATACACAATTCTTCCAGCCTTTTTAAAATTTCTAAACTGTGCAGATCTTTTGGCGCATTTTGGTCTACAGTATTTTTGATCTGGTCGCTTCGGCTCAAATTCAGCCATACAGTATTCGCATAATTTCAATTTTTACCTCCAATCTTTTGTAAGGGCGGTACGGTAAACGCACCGCCAAAACATGGCTTTCAATAAAGTTTGTGATAACTATTCGTCAAACAAGATAGTTTCTTTTAGGCTTTCGCCAAGGTGTTTCAACCTAATTATTCATCAATTGCTTCGAGTTCGTAATCGTGTAAAGCGGCATACTCATCTAATCTGTAATCGGAAATCTGTTTTCCCGGAGAATATGCCGATTCTTTTGCGCAATATGGCACATCATTGGTTTCTAATGCAACAACGATTTCTCCCGGTTTAAAAACCCATAATCATCACTAATAACTCTGCACTTTGTTCCTTTTTCCATGCTTTCTCCTTTCAGAACGGACAAAGGTTCATATCAACCTCTAGCCCTTTTTCTGCAATATAAACATTTGCTCCATATTCAACTGTTTCTTTCGTTCGTTGTAGGAATAACGCGGGATCTCCGCTTGTGTCCGATAAGTGTATTAAAACGACATTTCGTAAAGCTGGGTTGTCGTTCGTCTGAATAAATTTAAGTGCCGTATCAAGGCTCATGTGTCCTCGTAGACGGTGTTCATAGTTAGGCTCATTCCGGTCTACCAAGTCCATGCTATAATTGGCTTCGACCATGATATGCTCAACCTTTATGCCGGAAAAGTCATACTTACAATATTCCAAGTCGGTCAAGAATAATAGCTTACCCATTTCCTCATGCTCGATTAAATAGCCGTAACACTCGATTTCCGTGTCATGCGGCACATTGAATGGGGTAACCGTAAAACTGCCGATTTGCCGTGGTCTGCGCGGTGGAATAGGTGCTGTACGTTCTCCGGTTATGGTTTCAAGTGCGGTCTGCGTTTCAAAAGCCGTGTAAACCGGAATGCCGGATTTCATGAAATCTTTTATGTATCGCGCATGGTCTCCTAACCATGCTCATGTGAGACGATGCATCCTGCGACATCAGAAATACGCCAATCAATCATTTTCTTAAAGTCAAGAAATTTGCATCCGGCTTCGATTGCAAGAATCTCGCCACTATTGCTGATTAAAGCGTAACTGTTGCCTGCTGATGACGAACCGCAACAACGCATAAGCATTTAAACCACCTCACTTTCCTTTAGTTTCCAAATATAACCACCGGCTTGTTTTCTTATCTTCCCAGGTTTGTATTCTTCTCCGTTTGCCACCTGCAAGATATTTCTTTGACAAATTCCTGTAAGTTCGCTTGCAATTTGTCCATTTGCATATTCAGCGATAAAATGTCCATCTGAATCATACTGTAAAATATGTTTAGGCCTTTCAAACTTATTGTAATTCATCATTCCTGTACTGATTTGTGGATGTTGTCTATGCGTTTCTATTCGGTGTTTCTTTGGATGTATAATTTCAAGGTTGGTAACAACATTATTCTGCTTGTTGTCGTCAATGTGATGAACATGGTAACCTTTAGGAATTTCTCCGATAAAAGACTCTGCCACCAACACATGAATTCTAGTACAACGTCGTTTTTTCTGAATTGAATCATAAAGGATAACACTCAGGTATCCTCCCTTTTCGTTCTTTTCAGAAAGAATATAACCGTCAGAATATTTTTTAAAACTCTTCAATCTTCCAAGGTTTGATACTTGATATACACCCTCAAAACCCTTTACCCATTTCCATTCTTCAACCAATATACCACCTCACTTTCTTAATACAAATACTGAAGAATCGGGTATAAAAAACTGACCGAATATCATAAGAATCCACATAACTGGGATGAATACATCACTTTCCCAAACTTCCCCTCGCCGAATTTTCTTGTAAATATGAAATCCAATCACCCAAACAAGCCAAGGAATATATGCTATTAGTCCGAATAATACTTTTTTCATACCCTACTCCAATTCTTCCTCTGCCGGAAAGTGAAATACTCCGCTCAAACCCATAGTGAGTTTTTCGTCAATATTTTCGTCAATTCCATCTGGCGGTGTCTGCCCCATCTTTACAAGGCTGTGACACATATAGGCATATCTCAATTCTTCCATAGCTTTCTTTGCCTTTTCTTCGGTGGAATATTTAGCAAATGTCTGATATTCCCCTGTTTCTCCGATTGGTTGAAAAAGTACAGCCCCAGCATCATCGCACCACATAATGCTCATTCCATATGGCATATCAATTGTTCCGTCCTGTGAAATTACTCTCATAGCAAACCTCCCTAATCTTTCATAAAGTCCGGTACGTTCTCGTCATTCTCAACAACTTCTCCGGCTACCTTCTCTGGCTCGACTGATGCACTTTCGGTTGAACAAGGTTCCGCCGTAACAAATGGCTCACTGTTGGCGTTCTCCGTAATATCACGCTTGACATGTTTCTGTAAATCTTCCATCGGATATTCCTTGAAATCGCCATCCTCGATTTCTTCCTTGGTATAAAGTCCCATTGTCAGCTCCGGGCAATTAAGGCTAGAGAAAAATGATGCTGCTCTATAACGAAGCATTAACTGCGGCATTGTTTTCCACTTGCTGCCGTTCTTCTTCGTCCAACCTTCATCATCTGCCATCTGCATATTAACTTCCATGCCCTCAATTCTTCGACCATTTTTCATAGTCCACGCAGTGCAAGAATAAGGTTTTCCGTTCTTGTCCTTGGTTTCGTCGTACTGCAACTCCATGTCGAATTTGTTGCTGGCGTTGATAGACGCGATCAAAAACTTACTGCTCCAACTTGGCTTGCCCTGTATCAGAAAAAGGTTCTGCATAACCATAAGTGGGCTGATGCACATTCTCTGCGCCTGCTCAATGGCAATCAAACAGTTAGATGGATTTTTCTGATACGTCTGCGGAACTATTGTTGACTCGGCTAACGCCTTTGCCATCTGCATAGCCATAATGAAATTATCAGATGTTCCAAAAATCCCAAGGCTGTAATCGGTAACCTTGTTATTGTGTGTTGCAACCTCTGTCTTTTCTTCTGCCTTTACTAATTCTGTGTTCTCTGCCATAATTATTCCTCACTTTCTTAATATCTTAAAATCTTAACATCGTTATCTTCATAAAAATTATTGAACCGCTCATTTAACAGTTCTAATTGCTGCTTAAGAATTTCCTTTGCTTCATCCATACCACGGAAAAGATTTTCGCTCTTAAGCTGCAGATTATCAATTCCCAATTCGTTGCAATTAAGATACCACGCATCTCCGCAACCGCAAATTTTATGTATGCAAATGTTGATTCCGTGGTCTTGAGTTCTGAAAATCGTTCCACTTTCCACCGGTTCTCCAAATTTTGCATTACTAATCAGCTTCATGCACACCCCTCGCTTTCCTCATACTTCTTCACAACTGCCATCTTATCAGCACCGTAGGTTTCTACCCACTTCATATCCACGGTTTCATTCCGTAACAGTCAGCTTTGCACCTTTGGCATTTACAACCGTGTCACCGGCTTTCACGGAATCCTCGGTGCGATACACGTAGCTTCTGGTGCTGTTTGGAAATTTTGCTTTGATATACTGCATAATTACCTCTCCTTTTTCACATATCCATTTGACAAATTTTCAAGAATACGCAAAAGTCTTTCGTTTGTTTTTGAGGCTTTTTCAAGTTCTCCTATAAGTTTATATTTATTATGCTCAAGGTTATCTACCTTTGTTTGCAAATCTGAATTTTCGGCTTTCAATTTTTCAATATCATCCATGTATACGGCCTCTCTTTCCTTTATTTCTCGTATCTTTTTCGCAATACGGAAGAGAACAATGTCCGGATTCTGCAAAACCCATGAACCCTTTCTTGCTTGCACTCTTCCAACGCTTGCACGACATGCACCGCGCATCAGGCTGTGTGATGTTGTTTCCAATTCCTACTCTTGACATTCGGTGTCCTCGCTTTCTTTCAGATCATCAAATAACCAAAAGTGTTCTTTATCGTGAATGCAGTTATAATCAAACCACTGCTCACAACTTATACTGTTCTGATGAAATCCAACCGCAATACAATTCGGTTCTTCATACAAACTTTCAAGTACATCTGCCTGCTCATTAAGATTTGTATTTCCCTCAAACTTGCGGAAAGCATCAATAACTTTGGGAATATCTTCTTTCTTAACAAGGCATTTATCGAATGTGGTACACAGGACGATTTTTTCATCATGCGTGACAGTTTTATCATCCATAAGATTCCAAATGGCTTTCATCTGTTCCATGTCAAATATTGATGCCCCATGACCACAATACTTTTCTCCTAAAATGTCCCACACTCGCATTGAACCACGCCATGCGTTATTTACCTCTCCAAAAATTTCAGAATCTCCATTTTCATCAAACTTAAAAATCTCAATGCAACTCATCCTATGCGCCCTCGCTTTCTTCATTTTCTATTGGCATATCCAATGTGACCGCAACATCTCTGATAAACTCGTCCGGAATATAGATTCCTGCCTGTATGCATATCGCATACTGCACCTTTGCAATACTTGTAATATCAGAACCTTGCTTTTCCATTGTCTTTGTCAGAACCTTAAGCAAATTAGCCACACCGCCATGTGATTGCGGAGTTTTTCTTGTTGACATGCTCCGAATTTCTTGAATATCTGCTTTCATATTTTCCATGAATTTATTTCTCCTATCATCGAACCATTTTTCAAATACATTCCACAGCTCTAAGAAACAATCAGTTTCAAGGATTGCGTCCTCAATGCTAATGTATCTTTTCGAGAGGAACAGGCTTATTATCTGCCTTGCGTGCTTTTCAAAATATAATTCGCACTTGCCTTTCAGAAAGTACCGATACCCGAAACCGCATCTTCCATTAAACCAAGAAAATGAGTACCATGTGTTACCTTGAAAATACGTGCCATACTTTATATCCCATGAAGTAAAGCGCGGCTCGTCTATTTTTCGATAGACCAAGCGTGTAACGCATTTTTCTCGGAATACTTCTTCGCACATATCTTTGAACGTTCCCATGCAGAACCTTTCATTCCCAAGGTCAAGCGGTTCTCCTGCTTTCATGTATTTGTCAATGATTTCGATTGCCTTTGCATTTATTGGATAGTCCATATCACATAGCTTCAACTTTCAACTGCTTGTCCTCGGAAACGCTCAAAAGAATTAACTGTGCATCCATATCTGGCACATTGAACTCATTCAGCGATTCTGCGTTATCAACGAAAATAGGCACGCTCACACCGTATAACTCGCTCAATGAGCGGATAATATCGAGTCCGGCTACAATTCTGTGTCCACTGTTCAAAGTCGAATACGGAACGCCATTTACAGTACACTCACAGCAATCTTTCATACCGCCATTCAACTGCATTTCAAACAACTTGAAGTTTACTGTCTTGAAATGACTGTTGATAGATTCAGAAACCTTATTCAGTTTGAAACGAATGAACTCTTCTAAGAGGTAAAGCATCTGTTCCTGGTCGGCAACTTTCTGCCCGATTTCTTTCTGCTCGTCACGAAGCGTTTCGATACGATCATCAATCATAACGTTGTTAGCCGCCTGTGCGATAACCTTATTTACTTCGTCAATCTGACTCTTTAATTTTGCTTTATCAGCTTTTACGTCCTCAACAACCTTATCTGTGCCCTTGGATTCTAACTCTGCAATATCAGCAAGCAATCTATCCTGTTTAGCCTTTAACTTGACATATTCCGCATTCTGCATAAAATCAGCGCAAGACGGAATCTTAGAAATCTGTTCGTCAAATCCTTTGATAATGTCAATTTCTTCCGCTTCGTGCAGTTTCAAGGCGTTAATCATGTTTTCTAATTTCTTGTTATTCTCGGTCAGCTTCTTAATCATTTCAGCGCACGCATTTCCATCATCAACAATCATGGCGAGTGTTTTCGCGTGTTCTTCATTAAATATTTCGATTGCATCTGCCTTTCTCTGCGAAAAATCGGCTCTTAAAGACTCTATTTTATCTTCCGGCAATCTTTGTCCGCATAACGAACAAACCGTTGTGGATTCGTCAAATACCCACTTGGAATCGTCAAACTTCTTTGCTACTTCCTCTTTGTATTTTTTCGCAAGTTCAGCTTTCTTAAGAGTCTGTTCAGAAATTGATTTCTTATTGCTTTCAATGGAATCCTGCGCTTTTCTGATTGATGAACGAACATCCTCTAACTTCCGTTCGTGGTCATATTTTTGATTTTCAATCTCACGCTTCTTGCTTGAAAGTTCGTTATTCATGGTCTGCGCGATAGCTGACATTTCAAACTGACAATGCATTTCTTCGCTGCGCATTTCATCAATCCTAACATCAGATTTCGCCATTAAATCTTCAAATTCTTCAATCTTTCTCTCTAAATCAGCTTTCAATAACTCCTGCTCTGCCACATCCACATCAACCTTGGATTTCTCGGCTTCATCAATACGAACCGGGATTTCAGCCTGTTTCTTCTTCCATTCAGATAATGCCTTGGAAAACTTGGCGCGAATATCGTCTGTAGATGGTGCTTTCTCCAATTCGTCAAGCAACGGTGCGTATTTGGCATCTGTCTGTGCCAACTCCACATCTGAAACCTCTGCAACAAGTTTCATCAGAATGTCTCTCTGATCTTTCCATTTCAGAGAAGAAAAATACTGTGGATTGGTCAGCATCTTAAACATTTCCTCACTCTGCGCCAAACCGGAAATATAAGCCTTAAATTCAGCTTCACTTTTCGGATAACCGTCAATCTCATAAGAATTTGGGTTTCCCTGCAATGATACCGTATTAGTTCCACGCTTCTTAACCCAATTCTGCTTCTGAACCTTGGAAAGTTCTACTTCTTTGCCATCAACTTCAATAACTCCAACCACCTTGATTTCCACGTTATCAATGCGGTGTCCGTCCTTATCAAATGGTCTGACGTTGAATTTTTCATCGCCTGCACTGTTCTTATTAAAAAGCAACCATGTGAACGCATCAAAAATTGTGGTCTTGCCTACTGCATTCTGCCCTTTAATACTTGTCTTATTTGCGAAATTCACATCAAGGCTCTTAATACCTTTGAAATTCTCCATATGTAACGATTTTAAAATCATTCGCATTATTCTACACCCCCACGATTCCTTTTATTGACAACTCATATGTAACTTTTTCCACAACGCGACCATCTTTGCACGTTTTCTTATATCTCCGGCTTTGTAATCTTCCGTATGTGCTTACCTTATCGCCTAAAGCAAGTGAGTCCGTATATTCTGCGCACTTTCCCCATGCAATGCAAGTGATTAAATCCTCTTTTCCGTTTTCTCTTACTGTTTTGAGTTTTACATCACAGATTTTACGACCAAGCGGTGTTTCCCTAAGTTGCTTTTCCTCGATAATCCCATCAAGGCTTACTTCATTCAAAGGTACATCATCTTTGGGTTTGATTGTGTCAGCCATAACATATGTAAGAATGGCTTTTCCGGATCCTGTTTTTACGTGCCGGGTAATTATCTTCCCACTGACGTATACCCTTCCGCTAATTCCCGTATCGCTGATTTCTTTGTCAAACAGTACCGGAAGAATATCTGCGACACCGCTTTTTCTTTCAACTCCGATGAAAAATTTGTAAAAAATCTTACCGCTTGATTTATGGCTTTCCCTCGGTGCTGATACAACATCACCGATCAGTGTTATTTTGTTCTCCATTGCTTCTCCTTTCCATTTCTCTGTCAAGAACATTTTCAAAATTATCTTTATCATTCTGTTTCTTTCGTTTCCCTGCCAAAAGTTCAGCAAGCATACGCTTTTCTTTCGTGGAACATCTCGTACCACTTATATACACAACGTCTACCATGCATCCTCTCTCATTCTGCGTTTTCTCTTAATTCGCTTGTCAAGTTCAGCTCTCTTTCGGTCTACCTCGTACCAGTAATACATGATTGCCGCAATTACCGCACCGGCTACAAATTTAATAGCCGCCATATCCCCGACCGCGCCATCACTATCCATATAACACGCGGCAACTAAGGAATACTCCATTGCAACCGCACCTATAATGAATTGGATTACTTTTTTCATTCATGCCCCTTTCTGCCACTTTATAATTTAGTACCAGTCAGAAACAAACGTTCCGAGTAACGGACATACAACAACATCTACAAAACGCACGGAACCATCTTCCATGGAATATGTAAAAGCCATTGCAGGTGTGTAAGTCGAATCTCCTGTCTGTATCTGTGCATCTCTTACAGAAACCCCATATGTTGTTTCCTCGTCAACGAAAATGCTTGAAAAACTTTCCGCAGAGTCAACCTTTGCCAAATAGTTGTCACCGCTACGAATTACCCTTGAATTAACTTTCTGAAATTCAAAATTGCTCATTTCAATTCTCCCTTCCATTATGCGTTTCGTTTTCCTCGCCCTGCTCACTATGTTTCGAAGCAGAACTTTCTACCATTCCAAGAACATATCCTTTCTGAAAATCGGTCATATTCGGAATGGCATCACGGAGTTTTTCAACAACGCGTTTTTCCTTTTCACTCATTGAATTCACTTCCTTTCCATGATATAATTCCTTAAAAACTTAAGGAGATTTCCATATGCGCTACATACCTACTCGTCCACAATTGGATGGTTTTTTCAACAAATCCGTCACAGACATCGAAATGCCTAAATACGAAGATGGCAAATCCCCGATTGAGATGCTAGAAGCACAAACCGCTTTTATTGAGCAAACAAGCAAAGAACTTCACGATATTGCCGAATCCGCAAAGATGCAAGCTGAATCAGCAAAAGAAATTGCAGAAAGTTCTAAGGCTCAATCTGAAACCGCAGTAAAAACATCTAGCAAGGCAGATATCAAAGGATGGATTGCGGTTACTGTATCAGTCTTGGCTTTTATATGGAGCATAATTTCGCATTTCATATAAAAGAATTGATTACAACAAAAATCAAAGTTAAGATTGACACCACTAATGCAACATCTGAAACAGATGGTTTTTTCACTTTTGTTCCTCCTTTCTTGTACTTTGTACATTCTTATAATAGTACTCCGTACAATCTTTGTCAATAGTTATTTTTGTACATTGTACATTTTTTGTCGTTGACATTTGTGATTGCGACTTGTATAATCAAGTTGAAAGGAGGTGTTAATATGAATGAGCGCCTAAAGGAGATAAGAAAAAGCAATCCTAATGGGAAAACTCAGGAAACATTTGCAAATTACTTGGAAATATCAAAAGAAAACATTTCTAGCTATGAATCCGGAAGAAGAAATCCATCAGATGCATTTATTAAACTTGTATGTGAGAAATGCAACGTTAATGAAGATTGGCTTCGCACCGGAAACGGAGAAATGTTTATGCCGGAAACAAAAGATGAGCAAATTTCAAAAATGCTTGCAGATGTTATGAAATCAGAAGACGGAAATTTTAAAAAGAAATTGATTTCTGCACTAGCGCAGCTAGATAAAGATGGCTGGGATAAACTAGAAGATTTTGTTGATATGATTTCAAAGAAGAAATAAAAATAAGCCAAGGGCAATGCGCAAACCCTTGGCTTTCTTCTTATTTTAACAGTTCTTTTACAAATACGTATATGGCTCGAAGCCATCTAGTATTGTCGCATTTTTCAATCAATTCAATGATTTTGCTTTTGTAATACTCGTTTTCGTTGTTATCCATTGCTCCCACCCTTTCGATTCAAATGCTAACTACCCTCGACAATTATTATAGAACATATGTTCTGTATAGTCAACGATAATTTGAGGGCAAGACAATGCCAAGCCTTGCCCCCCACCAGAACTTGAAGTGTCCTTTCGGACAAGTTCATAGTATCACTGCAATATGCATGATTTCAACATTTTTCGGTCGCAAGTTTCGACAGAAAATGTCATTGCAGAGAAGCGGAAAGCTGTTTCTCAATCTCTTCTTGCACTTTTGCGCGCCAACGCATCGGCACTTCATCAATCGTCATCTTCTTGTCTACAAGAATACGTCTTACATAGAATTTAACCATATCCTACACCTCACTTCCTGCGGTAATGCTTGCAAGTTCTTGGATTGCTTCTGCGTTTACTTCGTGCCCGGCTTTCAATTCATCGATTGCCTTTTCCATCTCAGTCTTAGTCCTCAAGCTGACCGTTACGGTGTACGTACCATCTTCTTTCCCATCCTCTCCCACGTTTGGATTGTAAGAAAACCCATCGGATTTAAGGTCTGTGTATTCCCCAGACACTTCCCCGTTGTGGGTGAATGTCACTTTTGCAAGATTGTCCACGGAAAACGCTTTCGTGATTGTTTCGATTCCGGCAAAATCTGCCGATTGAATCTGAATGTTGCCAAGGCTTGCACCATCGGCAATCTCGAACTCTGTTTTGTTTTTAAGGATAATTTTGTCCATAATTTTTTATTCCTTTCTATGATAAAAAATGGTTTATAAGTTACTTTCGAATGTTTGTTCGATATATTTTCTTAAACGGCAGTTTAAATCACGTTGCCCCAAAAGGAGAAACAGTTTTACGTTCTTCAGATGGTATTGTTTTACTCTCCATTTATGATGATAGTCTGTATATTAAATATAACAAAGATGAATCAAAAGATTATTATGCAGAACTTGCTATTAGTACATCTGGTATGGTTTTGATAACAAATGATAGCAGTGGATACCATACCAAACAAATAGTGAATTTTCAATAAAGTTGTACCCAATCTTGCATTATAGTACCTGCTCCCGCTGGTGGTGACGAGATAGCCTTAAGAGGATGCGGAGGGGACGGAAGACGGGGTTCGTGAAAAAAATAAACGTGAATTAAAAAGTAATTTGCATTGCAATGATTTTAAACGCATCTAAAATCAATAACTAAACCTCCATTGTTTTTTACTGTGACTGTTTTTGTATCTCTATCAAATAATACCTCAATATCGTTATTGTTGAAATCATTTTTAATAATTGTATTATGAAAATCATATACCGTACTCATTACGGATGCATATACATAACCAGCAGAATTAAGAAAAAGGAGATAACTAGTATTACCATCGATATTGAAAGAAGCTGTAGTTCCCTGAGGTAACCAGCCACCTCTTTTAATATTATTTAAACGGCCGTTTAAATCACTTAACTGTTTCGCAAGCGTACCATCCAGATTCGGATTTGCCTGCCTTGCATCCAGGGCATATCCCGTCTCCGTTGTTATCTGGTTGTTTACTACATTCGCTGCAGGGAACGCCCCATTGATCTTCTCTTTTAAAGTGTCAGCCAACTTAATAACATTGTTGACCTGATCCATTGTGAGTGTTGTTCCATCAATGCTGACCTTAAGGGTTCCATCTTCCGCAATCGAAAGTCCGTCTGCCGGTTTCACAATCCCGGCATCCTCTTTCGTTGCGATTGCACCGACACCACCCACAATCGACTTCGACCAATATTCTGCATTTGTGGGTAACGTCCCCTTCGGCACAGCTTTTTTTGCTATGAACATTGTGTTATTATATGTTACCTCATCAAGTCTCTTATACTCCGTCTCTGCGCTCCAATCGCCCTTTGGCACAATTGCCACTCTTCCTGCTATAGCCATTCTAAGCCACCTCCCAGTTTAAATTTCCGTTATTATCAACGGTAAAGTTATATGCCGCATTGTCCGTGTAAATCAACTCCCCATCCTCATTCACATCAAATTCTGCCATTGTCAATTTCTTGTTAATCTCGTTTTCGATTCCCTGCGCCCGGTCTGCGCTGTCCTTGGCATCTGTGGCAGATTTTGCAGCATTGGTTTCGGATTCTCCTGCGCTTTTGGCGGATGCTACCGCCTTGGCAGATTCCACCTTAATGTCAGCAAGGTAATCCGGACGCAGATGCTTTTCTTGGATACTTCCCTCTTTCACGATTGCGGACACCTTACCGTCACTGTCGATTGCAAAAGCGATAGTGTCGGAGTCCAAAAACTCATACTCTGTAATCAATGTGGATAAATCTACATTCTGCGTTGTGCCATCATCTAGTGTTATCACAAGTTGCTGTGTCTGCGGGTTGTACTTGAAGTTGACAGCCAACTTTTCCAATTTGGTATCAATGACCGCCTTGGAACCATTCATCTTAACAACTGTCAGAGTTCCGTTGGATTCATCCCACAGAATTTCTTTCACAAGCTCATTTGCCTTTGCCAAATCAACCTTAGACGCATCCATAGCAACCACACGATCATCCAGATTGTCAATCGCCAAGTCCATCTTATTAAGATTGGATTCATTTACCGCTGTTTTTTCACTTGGAAAATTCTCCCAGTTGATACGACTATATATCTTCTGCATGGCTCACACTCCTTTCTAACACGGATAGTCTGCGTTCCAGATCTTCGTTTTTCTGCTGTAAAAGTTCGATTTCTTTCTGCTGCATCTGGATCATCTGTATGTGCATTGCATGGAGATTTTCCTTGTCAATTTTCCATGTCTTTGAATCTCCGTGAATTGCTTTTTCATCCTCTTCGGCATTTTCTTTTAGTACAAGTCCGCTATCGGACAATCCGGCATCCTGCAAAATCTTCTCTAAATCCTGCGCAATTAAACCAAACTGTAAGCCTGTGTGTTGCGTGATGTATCCGGGTTTCCATGTATATTCAACCGGGCACATTGCCATATAAACGCTTTTAATATCCCTTAATGATTGTATATTATTTTTCAGCCTTCTATCGGAACTCGGAATAGAAATCAAAAGACCCTCGATATCCAAGGTACTTTCCCTTGAGCCAAAATCAGACATTTTATTAAAGTGTCTAGGCGAATACTTGGTTGTAGAGCTATCATTAAGTGTATAGTCTACGTCTGTAAAATACCCACTTGGCAATTCGCTTTTGGTTGCGTAGTCGCTCAGCGAATTGTCAACATAACTTTCTGTCGCCAAGTTTTCCCCGTTTGCATCAGTAACAGATAATAAGTCCAACTTAACATTCTGCAATAACGCATTATTTCTTCCGTCATGCCCTAATATCTCTACCCCAGATACCTCACCACTGTCAAAAAGCAGAGATTCTATTATATGTACTCGTCCGCTACCGTCCAGTTCAAAGTTGTTACATTCTACAATCAATCTGTTTCCTCGTAGCACAATTTGGTCGGCACTGGCATTAATCATAGAAACAACTTGGTCGTTCTCATCTCTGCCCAACTTCAATTCCAAGGATGCGTCCAATGCACCTTCTGCCTTTTGTGCACGATTGACTTCTGCGACAATGCTTTTTGTGGTCTGCTCAAACTTGGTATTTGTCTGTTCCTCTAAATCCTCATACGTGGATTGAAGATGGTCTGCGTTCCTCTCTAACTTTCCGGTACGCCTTTCCACACTTTCAATCGTATCTCTGATAGAATTAACCTTTGCAGAGTGTGTCTGCGTACCCTGTGCGGAAATCGAATCTCTCTTGCTTTGCACTCCGGTTAGCGTGCGTTGCAATAGGTACGTTTCAACGATTTCTCTTGTGGTATTGAATCGGATTGGTTCGCCAAGTGTCAGACAAGGGTTACCGACGCATGTACAGCTTTTAATTGGTGTATATGCCGCCTGTGCCATGATTGGCAACAAATTGTTTGCAATCTGTTCAAGTTCTGCTCCGGTCTTGTCTGATACAAGAAAGTTTCCTGTAATCGAATAGTTGTTTCCGGCAGTTCCAACAATAGCACCGGCATTATCTTCGCTTGTCTTGATTTCTAGCTGCGTGATTGCCTTACTTTGGAAGTCCTCATAATCAAACGTGATGTAGTGTCCGGTCATAGACTCTGTGTTTGCATCAGACGGAAATAAATTGTCAGATGGAAACAAATCCTCTGCCGGATAAAGTGCGCTTGTGATTGCTTTCAGAAAGACATACTCAAACTTGCCATTCCGGTTGATATTACCAAAGCATCCGTTAATCTCACAGATTGCCGTTACAACGGTTTTTCCACTGATAGCGGATTCTTCTGTGACTGCGCTTGAATCGTCCGTCTGTGCGGCTACAATCGTCTTATTGACCGTCATGGAATCGTTGACAAGGTTTGTTTCAACTTGCGTAATTCCAAGATGTGCAAAGAAGCTGTTGCGGAACTGCTTAAGTGTCATTGGAAAGCTAAGTCCTGCATACCAAGACTTTACATCTGTATTAATAATGTCGTACATAGCGTCATATGCCGTAATCTGCCGTTTCGTACGGTCAGACGTTGGAACATCGGATGCAACCTTAAAAACTCCGTATGGCATCGGATTTTCGCTATCTCCGTCAATTGTTTCTTCGATAGAAATTGTTTTTCCAATAATGTTTCCTGCGGTGTTTCGTGCCGTGAATTTTACACAATTCGCTTCGCACGCTCCAAACTTTAATTCAGATTCCGAACAAAGACTTTCTTCAAGCGAAAACGTGCCGATTTCAAGCATCGAATTGTCTATCTTCTGGTTTGTTCCAACAACAGATATGACCATCTGCTTGTCTGTCGCTGAATCCCAATACTTTTCTTTCAAACTACTATTTATCATATACACCACCTACAAACGAAAATTTGATTGCGTCGTACTTAATCTTCCCATGTGCCACAGAATAGAACGTAGGCTGAATATCAGCGATATATCCGTACTGTGTCACATACCCGCGTTTCTCCGGCACATACGCCGTGATATAGCCGCCGCGCTCCTTTGCCTTGGTATAGTTCTTTTCAATATTCTTCCAAAAATCATCAAACTGCTTTTCGGTCAGCATGGCTTTGGTTTCAAACTCAACCTTTAAGGCTTTCAGTTCCACGGCATCACGATGCTCATATCCGTTTTCATCCGTCCAAGGGTCTTTGTCCTGCATGTTCACATAGGAACTAAACGTGTCCTGCTTTATTAAACTGTTCGGTATGGTATAATTCCCAAACTTTACTAAATATCCGCCATATCCCATCGTTTACCTCCTAAAAATGGGTATAAAAATAGCACCTACCGTTTGGTAGATGCTATCCATTTGATTAAATTTTAAGCTACTACTGATTCCCATTCAGATTTCAGCTTTTCTACATCGTTTTCAAAAAGTTTGCAAGCAATTTCGTACAACTGCGGAATCATTCCCATTTCCCTGTCGATATAATCCATCTTGTTTCTTACTTTCGGTTTGAGCGCGCACCCTTCCATCCTTGATTTAAGGTTGCAGTGATATTTCCTTTCAAATTCTCCATAAAGCAACGAATATCGTTCTTGATACTTTCCATCGGCACCGAAACGGACAATCTGCGTTATCCGCTGTCTCTTAGTCGCTAAGTCAATATCATCAACGAGTCCGATAATAACATCTTCCTTATGGATGATTTCTTTCTGCTGTCTTTTAATGGTTTCGTTCTGCTCTCTAACAGTTTTTAATGTCTGTGAAAATATCAGTTTAGTGTTTTCATCTGCATATGGTAGGTAAGTAGAAATAAATAATTCATCATTATTGACATACCCACCTGTTTTACGGATTGTAGGGAGAACCTCGGATGTTACCCACTTGCGAAACTTCTTTGCGTTCGGTTTATCACTCCGAAGAATAACCGCATATAAGCCGCTCTCTGTAATGAAATTTGATTCTCCTGCACGACCGCCTAGATTTAATCTAGTCAGTTCATCTTCATCAAGCCTTTTTGCTACGTCTGTAGCATTTTTAATTTCCAATGCCCTGCAAACATCAATAAGGCAAAACATCGGTTCATCATCGACCATGGCCATTCTGATCTGTCCGAATATTGGATTCTCAAATACCTCAATGCCGTTTTGAATCTTAAGCATAAGTTGTGATTTTTTCATTCGTGTCTACCTCCATACATTTTTATCTGAATAAAAAAGAGGAAGCCACTTGTGAAATCACATTGGTTTCCTCTTTCGTACAGTATGGCGTTCAAGTAAGTAATCCGCTTCTTCACGGATAAGGTTGTTTCCTTAGTAATAAGGATAGACTATTTTTGATTTTGTGTCAATCCGATTTTGGAATTAAAATAAGCCGTGTTTCCACGGCTTAAGTATCATTTATCTTTCAATTTTTATTGTAACCAAGTATATGTATATGCTTCATCAACATATATCTTATAACTGCTCGGATAGATCGTATCGTAATTTGAATCGTACGGAAAACTAAACGAGAAATAATCGGTGTCTCCATTCTTTTCACATTCTGCATAATGATAATCATATTTGATCAAGTTGCCAGATGCATCATACATTAAGCAAGAAATTTTCACAAATGAAAAATCTTTTCCGGAATCGTTTGTAGCTTCAACCGTAACATTATCTGCTCCAATGTCCGATTGAACCATTATATTGCGAACATCACAAACAGCATTTGTTGCTTCATCAACACTCAACGACATTTTATAGTTATCATAAGAAACATCGTTATAATCAGAATCGCTCGGTGCGTCAAAATAAAGAACACATTCCTTACCGGATTCAAAAGCTCTGTTACAATCGCTTTTGCTATCCAGCATTTTACCGTTTTTGTAGTATACAAGTTTTGCGTCCAGATCAACATTTACCTTGTTGTTGTTTTTCAAGATAGCAACAACTCCATGACCACTATCTTGGTATTCAATTGAGATGTTTTTCTTTACCTTGTTCGCATTAAAGGAAGAAGTGACGGTAACTTTGCAAGAAAGCGTTTTCTTTGCAATTTTTGCTTTTACGTACGTTGTTCCTTCTCCAACCGCCAGAACTTTTCCAGACTTGTTTACAGAAGCAACATATTTATTGCCACTACTCCATTTAGCAGTTTTCCTCATTCCGCTTATCTTTAATGTTGCGGATTCTCCAATTTTTAAATTAAGAGTCTTTCTGCTTAATTTGATAGTTGCCGCCTGTGCAACAATCTGCTCCCCATCTGCATTTTGGATTGGCATAGCCGAAATCAAAACGGCAAATGCCAATCCCATCGCTACTAATAATTTTTTTGTGTTTCTCATAATGACTCCTTTCTTGTGATATGATTTATTTAGAATTATATCACGTTCTATTATAGAAGTCACTAAAAAACATATACATTGTCTCCGGTTCGATTGTAATGTTCTCTACCATAATCCCTTGCAGCTTTTCCTATGTCGTTTGTAGTAATTCCGAAATTTTTCTGTAAAATAGCTTGTAATAACTGATTTTGTTGTCGCAGTAAGGAAACCTCTTGCGCAGATGTTGAATTGATAGCATCTTTGATTCCGGTAATTTCTTGGCTTCCTGCGACCGCTGGCTTACCTCCGACTGTTCCCATAATTTCCGGAAGTCCATTTTCTCCAACTGTTGCTATGCTATATTTATCCATAAAACCGCCCGTTGCATAAGCCTTTACTTTAGGTAGGCTCACTTTCGGCACAAGATCGACTCCGCTCCACTTTACCTTTGCTACTTTAGCCGCCGCAGAAACAACACTGTTGAACCCTCTCAAAACGGTATTCACTCCACCGATCAATGAATTTATTGCTGTTTCAATTCTTGAAATTACGGTGTTCATTGCCCCGGCAACACCACTTTTCACGCTATTCCATAATTTGCTGAATATTTCAGCTACACTTTCTTTCATCTTCGAGAAAGCATTTTTTATCGGGGTGGTTACATGTTCTTTAAACCAACTAGAAACACTATTCCACGCACCGGTTACCGCTGTCTTTGCCGCGCTAAAAGCTTTCTGAATAGATTCTTTTGCTGAGCTAAAAGCATTCTTGATAGGTGTTGTAACATGCTCCTTAAACCAACCGGAAACCACCGCCCATACAGATTTCACAGTTGTCCATAGAACCTTGAATGCGGTTGATACTGCCGATTTCAATAATTCAAAATTCTTCTTTATTGGCTCTATTACCTTTGATTTAAACCAATCAGAAACAACAATCCATACAGCCTTGACAATGATCCACAATCCTTGAAAGATTTGACCAACTCTTTTCGAAAATCCTTGGAAAAATGAAACAATAGGAGTTATAACATTAGTATTGAACCATCCAGAAACTGTTTTCCATACACCGGATATATCTTTCCATAAAGAAGAGAAAAAACCGGAAACAGATTCCCATAATCCCTTAAAAAAACCGCTTATTGGCTTAATCACATTAGTATTAAACCAATCTCCTGCTTTTGAGAAAATTCCTTTTATTTCTTTCCAATGATCCTTGACTACTACAGCCGCCGTTGCAACACCGGCTACTATTCCTGCGGTAATCGCTGCAGGTGCTGCCGCTACCCCTAAAATAACCGCTCCGACTGCCGTAATCGTAACTCCGACAAGCATAAGTGCTTCATTAAGCCAACTGAATCCGTTCTTTAACATGGTCACAAAGTTTGATATTGCAGTAAATGCGCCAATCGCAACAGAGCCAATCCCGGTTATAGCTTTTGCTACCGGGCTGATAAAAGAAAGTGCGCTCTCTGCCGCACCGCTACCGAATAAAGCTTTGACACCAGCTGAAACAGTTGTTCCAAGTGTAGCAAACGCCCCACCTATTTTTTTTGACAAAGCGGTAGACAATACTGCCGAGATTCCCTCATTTGCCGCAATTTCAACGCCAATCCTTGATGCAAGTGAACCAGCTATTGCTTTTGAAATGGAAGTTCCGATTATATCAAGTGCGGTTTTTGCAAGATGTAATCCAAGAATTTTTTTGATTGTCAGCGCACCGATTATGATTCCAACTGTTTTTACATCTAGGTTGCTTAAAAACTCCTTTGCTCCGTTCCATACATCCTTCCATGAAATTTTACTTAATGCTGTCGTAACTGTATCAAACGCGCCCTGCGCCCACGAATTAAGCGTTTTAGCCAATAATGCAAAGTCAAAGTTTTGGAAAAACTTGTTTATTCCGTCTGCGATTGAATTTCCAAATTGCTTCCAATTAAATGTCGTTCCAAACGAATCCAATCCATGAAGCACCGTGTTTAATGAATTTGCGATCAGTTTTCCGGTTTCTCCAAAAAGCGTTGTTCCTTTTTGCCCTTTAAATAGTCCGTTAAGGAATTTGGCTAATCCCCTTCCAAAACCTTCAGCTTTTGCATACACTTTTTCCCATTTAATTTTTTTCATTGCGTTAATTAACGCACCGGAAATAGACTCTCCCAACTGTTCAAGGTCTTTGATTTTGCTTTTGAATTTCTTAAAGATGGTGTCCGTCTGAACTAATCCACCATCAGCACCGGTGCCGCCACCAGCACCTGAACCAGATCCAGAACCAGAACCTTTATTCCCAGAACCGGAACCCTTGTCTTTACTCTGTTTTGAAATAACCTTTAATTCATCAAATGCACGCGTTGCCTGTTGGATTTCCTTTTTTGCTTTCTTAGCATTCTTTGCGATACCGCCTGTGTTTTTCCCCGCACTTCCTGCGGCATCACTTAAATCGTCCATGCCGTCAGACGCGCTTCCAATATCATCAGCAAGACCGCTGATTCCTGCCCCTTTGCTTGCTTCATACTTCCATCCGAAGATTGAACCTAAAGCATTCGTTACCATTTCCGCAAAAGAAATTACTTTCTGCAGAACTGCGTTAAGTACCTTGATAAATGGCTTAAATGCATTGATTAAACCACTACCAACGACCGCTCCAAGTGCTTTGAAGTTCTCTTTAAGCATGGTTATCTGGTTATGCCACGTATCTGCTGTACGTGCGAAATCTCCGGTAATATTGGTTGTATGCGCAAGCACATACTGATAACGCAACATGGCTTTTTCAGCCTGCGTCATTGAGGAAATGTTTGCATCAAGCCCTTGCTTTAACGCCCATTCCTTCAATGTTGCCTGTGTCAAGTCGATACCATAACGCCGCATAGGTGCCGTAGTACCGGAAAATACAGATTGCAGACTCTTGGCAACATCTTCTTGACTCACATCATAGAATGAAGCCATATCTCCGGTTAATTCTGTCAATCTGATAGACATATCTGCCATTTTTCTCTGTGGAATATCAAGGGCAGTTCCCATTGCTTGGAAACGGCTTGCAAACTGTTTCGCGGACAATTCAGACATGCCAAATTTTTCAATGGATGTTTTTGCGAAATTGTTAATTAGGCTTTCATACTGCCCGAATGTCTGCCTTACAACGTTCTCAACCTCTGTCAGTGAAGATGATATGTCAATGGCATCTCCAAGTAGCTTAAATCCGCGGAATAAAGTCCAGTATGTTGCATACACTTTTCCGATTGCAGACGCAAGGGAGAACGACTTCTTAGTAACCGCAGAAGCACTTGAACTAAATCCGCTAAATGAACTTGTGATGCTTTTTGCCGCTGTTCCTGCCGCTCCACCGGTACGTGATAACTTTGCCAATGCATTTGTCATGTCAATAATATTCCGGCTTACGCTAGGGGCTTTCGACAGTTCAGACATAAGCTGTCGCATTGCCGTGGCAAGTTTCGGGATATTTTCAATCGCTTTGGTGGAACTCTGGTAACCAAGCTGTTTGATTGCAGATGCAAGATCGGTCAGACCCTTAACAGATGCTGACATTCCAGAAATCCCTTTTAATGCATTGGGAATCTGACGCATAGAACCAGCCGCGGCATTAATTTGTTTGCTGTTGATAGAGCCTAATTTGCTTACATTTCTTGCAACCGCAGAAAAAGTCCGTGTGTCAATTCCACGCATTGCCGTCATTGCCCCTGCAAGTCGGTTTACCCCTGTGGAAAGACTATTCAGATTTCCGGTACTAAGTCCAGAAAGCGCGGAAGATAATCTCCCAAGTCTTGTCACAAGCGCATCTATCCGGCCGCTTGCCTGTTGTGCCTGTGCTTGAATTTTTATTTCAAGAGACTCTAATTCCATTTATCCACCAACTTCCTATAACTTTTTTAGGTTAGCGGCTATCTTCCACATTGATAGCCGGTTAAAAGGGCGGTAAGATTTGACCCCTACCGCCCTTGAATTACTTTTTCAGTTTTCCCTTTTTCAGAAGAGAAAGCATTTTTGAATTTTCCTCTGATGTAAACTTAAAATTGGAAAATCCGTTCTTTTTTGCGATTTCCGCGCGATGTTCTTTCGATACATCATCTTCCCCAACCGCTTTTAATGCTTCAACGATTGAACCGGAATTTCCGGTATACTTCGGATAATACTTGGTTTTGCATTTCTTTGCGCCTTTTACAACAATAACTGTGTGCCCTTTTATGCGTGTCACAAGAATATCTCCGTTGCGAAGAATAAACCCGGCATGATAAGAACCCATATCATCAAACAGACCGGATTTCAAAATTACCGGTCTTTCATTTGATGTATTGAAATCTCCCACATCCTTGCCGGATGCATAGATAATACAGGCACGCACAAGGGACGAACAATCGCATTCCGTCTTGACCTTTGTGTTAATGCCATGTTTAATGACTCCGTAGCGTTCCGATTGGTCATAGCCGATATTTTTGTTGTCAGATGCAATCTGCATAGCTTCGGCTAACTTCTCCGCAACCCTATCGTCCTTCGCCCTTAGCACGTACCATCCCTTAGAATGGTTATAAAACTTCTGCGTAGACACTTCCTGTCCGGTCTGGTCTCCGGCTTTTCCACCAGAATAGCAGTTGCCGTGTTCATCGTGCCGCGCACTTCCGATAATTACTGCCATAGCAATACCTCTTTTCTTAAACTATCTTTGGCTTTGGTAAATGTGATTTCCTTGATTCAGCCGCCCATGCTTCTTCCGCCTTAAGCATTTCTCGTATCTCTGCATCGGGATCGTCCGTATTCTGCTTTTCAATAGAATCATAGCAAGTTTCTTTCACGTACTTGCTATTACCATTGCCGAATGTCGTGTCTATTGCTGTCACAAGCGCTGACGTTGCATATCTGCCGAACCACATATACATTTCCACATCGCGTTGCTTCCATTCTGCCTTGTATGCATCCACATAAGGCTTAAGCAACTCTGGATTCATCATATCTATATCATCAACGGAAAATCCGTAGCCTTTCGTTACCACAAGGTAAAACGGACGGATTTCCGCAACGTAATATTCCCATGTTAATTCTTGGTTTTCGCTTTGGATGGGGTCTTTTTCTTCTCTTTCTCCTGCTCCTGCGCTCTCTCCAACGACTCCATCATCTGCGCTAAAAAACCGTTTGTCATCATTTCCTCCTGCATATCAGCGAATAAATCCATGCAGTTTATCTCGTTTGTATCAATCGCATCATAGAGAATGTCAGACACCTTCTCAAGCTGCTCATCGTAGCCTTCGTTTGTTTTGTAATCATATCCAAATTCTTCATTGTGATGCATCTGCAATCCTACAAGAAGCGTCTTGGGAAGCGTTTCAAGAAGAATATCTTCCATAGAGGAAATATCTTCCATGTCCTGCGTCTTCATAATATCCTGTAAGATATGTGCTTTTAATGATGGTCTTGTTGCAAACTGAATTGTATATTCTTTTCCACCTAATTTAACTTTCATGTTTTACCTTGCCTTTCTGCCCTATATTGGCAAGGGGCAGTGTTGCCACCGCCCCATTGTTGCTTATCTTATTGCTTCAAGTTCTGCTATCGACCGTTCATCCTCGCCTACCGGTGCGGTCGATTGCTCGTCCGATAGGCTTTTTACCCCACCACTGTTACAGTGAATGTTCCATCGTTGTTATCAACGACTTTCAGCTTGTCGGTAACGAGTTCCGATGCCGTGCTTGGAATAACAGTTGCGGTCATTTCAAGGATTTCATCTACACCGCCTACATCATTCGGTGTCGCGGTAACAGTTCCGGTGTATGCGTATTTTGCCACGCCACCGATTCCATCTGTACCGTACAGGTGGATAATGTCAACCTTTTTATCTCCCAGCTTTTCGATGTTTTCCAGATATTCTTTTGCAAGGTTTCCTGTGATTTCCCGGGAATCCGCTGTCTTAATACCTTTCTCAAATGTCTGCTGTGGGTCTTCCATCGTGGTTGACTCAACCGTGTTTGGTGGAGATGCCGGAGATGGAATAGACTTTGCAGCAAGTAAAAGGTTGTAAGTCCCTGCAAAGTCGGCTTGTTCCGCTGTGTGCTCTTTAATAATCACACGCGACTTATAACTTGTTGATGCCATGATTTTCTGCTTCCTTTCTGCCTTGCGGCTATGCTAAATTTTCATACGCTCCAATAATTCGCGATACGCGAAAAGTTGCCGTGCGCACTTGTTTGGAAATCGTGAACACAGCATTTGACACATCAAAATTTTTTGATTTAAAAAAGGACACTGCATACTCTGCAATGTCCTTAATCTTTTCTCTTTTCCCTTTATTTGTTATTGTAATTTGAAATGTTGGGCGAATTGCGTTAATAAAATAAGACTCTGTATCTCTCCCGGCTTCTGTAAATCCAATCTGTTGTATAAGAAGTGTTGGAAAAACAGGTGTTCCGTTTGATTCATCGTCCTGCGTCACCTTGATTCCGCTTTCTTTGCTTTCCATGTAAACTTTCAACAATCGGTAAACGGTATCTTCAAAATCAAGTGCCCAACTATTTAACTCATTTTCCACCGAATACCTCCCTTGCAATCTTTACATACTGTTGAATAATCTGTTGTTCCGCATTATACATTGGCATTGTGGCCTTAATACCGTGGGTATAACGCCATGTTTCGGTCTTATCGTCCCAATAGTACCAACCATCTTCAAAAGCGTGTATTTGCCCCGGATATGTGCCGACACCGAATCCAAGTTCCGGTGCTTTCGGATTCTCTTTGGAGTTATAAAAAATACCGGCTCCAAACTCTACCGCCAACAAAGTATAGAACGGTTCTCTATCTTCTGACGCTACCGTTTTTCCGGTTGCAATCAGAATCGCGTTCGAGGTCATTAGCTGCGGTGCTTTATCTACCCTTACCGTTATCGTGTTCCCGATTGGAGATTCCGATATGTGTTGTATTGCCACCGTCTGACCTATCTGCGCAAGCCTAGAAACAAGTAAATCGCATTTAGCCTGTAAACTATCGCGGTACTGTTCTAATTCCTTTATGGCGGCTTGTATGGATTTAGTGGATAGTGTCATTGAAATAGTTTTCTTTGCCATGTGATTACCTACTTAATATTCTTCCGAAGAAGAAACAAATCCGTGGTCAGTCCTTCATCGGCAACGCCTTTTACGATGTAATCTGCGGTTTCTGAATCCACAAGTCCATCATCAGTGCGTTTGACTTCCGAACGTTTCCACACCACATCACCGGCTTTCAGTGGCAAATATCCTTTATCCGTGACAAGCTGACAGTATGATGTACTATCATCAATTCCGAATTCTTTCACAAGGGCTTCCGACAACTTATTGCTGATATTGGCTTTGAATGTCGTAGGTTCTGAAAACCCTTCAATTTCCTCGCCTTTTGGAATCTTGTTGCCTTCGGAATCTAAATAAGGTACAAAGTTCCCATCGGAATCCTTGTACCCTTCATAGACAATATCTCCATTTTCGTCAGTTTGTGGAATAAATACCCTCTGACCGGATTGTGAATATTTCATTTCCTGCTTGTTAATGTCAAGCATTGGTGTTTTCCTCCGGGATTCCGGCAACACTTGTCAGAAGTGATAACACTCCGGCAAGGACTGATGCGGAAAGAACATATTTCCAATCCACCGCACCCATAAATGCCGCCGTTCCAATTCCGGCAACCGCCGCCTGTGCAACAGTCTTGATTGCTCGGATGCCGGCTTTCTTAGTCCAATCCTTCCAATTCCTCATGGCTTTTATCTCCTTTCCCTATATGAATCTCTTCAATCTCATGTTTCATTTTTGTAACCATTCCATTTCCACCTAACGCATGGTACGCATCATACATCTCGCAGAAGTTCTGATAGGCATATGACGGTATTTCTCCGATTCTGGTGTACTTTGCATGGTATTCAATAAGTTGGACGCGCAAAAGGAGCATTGTTCCCTTACTGTTCGCATCCCTGCTTTTCTTTTGCTGTTTAAGAAGCCAAACTATATATCCAAGCACTATCGGAAGTGCCACAAGATAAGTTTGAATCAAAATACTTTTCATTTGAATCTCCTTTTGACGCACTGCCCACCACCGCTTAATGTGCGCCGCCTGCAACCATTTTACCGGCATCGGCAATATGGTCACGCTCAATCTTCTTTAATTACATTGCTTTTACAAACGGAAACACTCCAACAAAAAGGCTTTCGCGGTCTTTCCATGTCCGGCTCACACCGTTTTCGGAAAAACTTGCCATGTATGCTTCTCCTGCTTGCGACCGGTCGTACACTGCCAAATTGACCATAATGTTTTCATAGTTCTTAACATCACTGTCAATCTGGTCTTGCGTGTATGTGTCCGGATAGTTCCGTCTGCTGATAATCTCTTTTCTTGCCTGCTCTAAAAGCTGTTCAATCAAAGGGTTACATTCTTTTTCATCAAACACAACTTTATCGGACTTTTCCCCGGTCGCTTCATACTCTACCTCTTCTATATGAAATTGTTTTAAACGAATCTTTACTTGTTCGACAAGTGTGTATGACATAAAGCATTTCCTCCTACAACTCTACACTTTCCATAACTGCTCTTGCTTCAAGGACTGCAATATAGTCAGTCATTGCCTTAATCTGCATATTATAAGTGCTTCTAGGACATGTAGGTTCAAAATCAAGCTTTCCGGCATCCCACTTTTCAAGCATAGCCTTTAATTTCTGATAGCGAATAACAACCTGCTGATATTCCGCTCTAAAACGTTCCTTATAATCGGAACTATTCATCATTTCAACTGTATCTTTTAATTCCATGAAACTAACCTCCTACAGATTAAATTTTGCAATCAGAATTTCTTTCAGTTCCGCACCGCTTGTTGCTTGTGCGTTTTCAATTCCCTGCTCTGCGGCAAGTTTCTGCAAGTCTGCGGTACTCATTCTGTTGATTTCGGTCTTTGTATATCCAACGGAAGATACCGGAGAATTACTCTCCGGCACCTCTTCTCCTGCGTTGTACCATTTACCATTATGAATCACTATATATGGATATTTCATAGTTGCACCCCCTACTCTTCGCTATGAACCTCATATACGAATGTGCTATCCATATTCTCGTATGATGGAAGTACAACCTCAGATGCAAATGTTGACATCTTCATAGGTGGTCCATACTCTGTCTTTGTAGCGACTGTAATACCTACACCATATGTTGTTACATCAACATCAGCTACCTGTCTTGCAGTTCTTTCTTCCGGTGTAGTGCCAAACCAAGTGCTTCCAAGGCTGCCTTCTGGAAGAAGTGTAACCTTGTTATCCGGGTAGAAGTACTGCTCTTTGCCATCATCATCAATGTACATCTTATCGTAAAGTACGATAGTGAGCTTCGCCCTCTTCTGTACCACCGAAATAACAGTATCATCGTCAACCTCAATAGTTGCTGTAAGGTTCTGTGCAAGAATTGAGTTTCTTATTTGTGCATTGTCAAGCAGATATTGGAATGTATTGCTGTTCATAAGTGCGTATCTAGCAATCTTACCCTGCTTCTGTAACTTCTTTCTTGCATTGTTAAGGTCTGTAAGTGGCTTTGAATTAGCTGTATCGCTCCACATGCTTGTGCCGGATAACTTTGCGTAATGGTCTTTTGCGTATGAGCCATCCTTATCGTAATCATAAGCGTACTGAACGCCATCACTTACAATAGCAATTACCGGATGACCTGCATTTGTAGAAAGAAGTGACATTCTCATGCGCTCCGGCACAACTTCTGCGCCGCTTACGAGGTTGTTAGTGTCGTCATATACACTTGATAAAGCACTTGCAAGGTAAGGGTCGTCTTCTGATTGAATACGCTCGATTTCAAGCATTTCCTCTTCACCAACTGTCATTCCCTCGCGGAAAAATGCCATCTGTGTTTTTTCCTTACTTAATCCGCCTCTAGCTCTAAGAGTTGGGATTGTGTCAAAATTAGATGGCGCAAGTGAAACCGGCAAACCCTTGTGTGTCTTAATCCAACTTAAATCAAGTCCCTGCTTCTTTCTTTCTGGAAACCACTGTAAACCAAGATAAGGTATCTGATTACTAGCGTTTTCTGTTGCCGATAATGCGATAGACTTACTGTCTAATACTTCATTAATTAACATCTATTTACCTCCTGTTATTATTCAAATACAATCATTGGAAGAGCTGTCTTAACTTCTGCGTCATATGTAACGCCGGAATGTGCTTCTGCTACTTTCGTGTTAAGATATGCTTTCTTAAGCAGTACTCCCTGTGGTCTGTCCTCTGTTACATCAAACCTTAAAATGCCCACTACTGTAGCTGTATTGTCAGCCTTGCCGTTTGCTCCGATTGGAGTACCTGCTTTGACAATCTTCTTGCCCTGTGCGTTTTTAGTTGTCACGCCATCAAAATCAAGTGTTAATGGGATTGCTTCATTAGGCTCTCTCTTTAAAATCTGAACATCTCCTGCGTATAAAGTCTTTTCATACTGCATATTCATTTCCTTTGCCATTTCTTACCTCCTGTTATTGCTGAATGTAATGTGATAAAACGTCATTGTTCTTAGGTGCGTTAGATATAAGGCTTTCTGCTATCTTTTCAGCATTTGTCTTATTATCTGTACCGGCTTTATCGCCGCCAGCCGTGCCACCTCCCGGATTCGTACTGCCTTTTGCAATCTCCTGTTCCTTGGCTTGCGCTGCCGCGGTCTCTTTTTCAGAGATAATCTTTCCAAGAACGTCATAATCAAAGCTGCCATCGTCTTTTACAATCTGCGCTGCCTGTTCTGCAGTAACATTAAATTTAGATGCGGCATTGGCTCTCTGCGTGGCTATTGCCTGCGCTTTTTCGAGTTCCGCGATTCTCGCATTGGCTTTTTCGAGGTTCTTATTTGCCTGCTCGACTTCCGTGAGCTTTCCCTGTTCGATATCATCGAGTTGCTTCTGCAACTCTTCAGCTTTGTCAGCCTTTGTCTTGTACTCGTCAACCCTTGCTTTGGCTTTCTGTACGGAACTTCCGTAATCTGCCATGATCTTGTCCGCGTTTTCCTCGCTTAATCCCATAGCAATCAGATCTTCTCTCTTCATTCATTACCTCCGATATGTCATACGAATTTTTATACGGTGCAACGACACCGAACGACATTGTTGATTTTTACGCTCACAACTTTGCGAATTTTTATAAAATAAAAACAGCCGCCGATTACTCGGTGACTGTTTTATCTTTGTTTGTCTGGCTCTGTGCGCCATCTGTATTCATTTTATTTATCAATTCTTGTGCTTTCTGTTCCTGCGCTTCTACATCATCAATGGTTTTCCACAGATTATCCAAGTATGGCTTTGACAACAGGAATGTCTTTTCCGCATCTCCCCAAAGTCCAACAGACTTAATTGCCACAAGCGGATGAATACCGGCTTGTAAAAGTTGATATAGGGTCTGTGACTTGGTATACATATTATCTTGCGGGCTATGGTTAATCTGAACATCAAAGTCGCGCAAACTCAATCCCAAATCATGATCCTGTATACGAATCACATTCAAAACAACTTTTGCGAGTCTTTTTTCAGCCGACTTTACGATTGGGTCTTTCAGTTTTGCTCTCGACTTTGAGAAGTCCCATCCGTTTCTTAGCTCAACAGCTCCCTGTGTATCTCCACCGGAATTATTGTTGTTCTTATTCGGTATAGCAAGAATGGACTGTGCATTATCCCATAAATCATCCTTTGCAACTTGGCACTCTGTCTGATTCAGCTCTTGTGTCATAATGTCAACATCTGATTTATTCTGCTCATTATTGGATTTTACCGTCAGCGCATGGGAAATCTTCATTTTTTCAAAGGTTTCCGGGTCAATGTCGCAATTTACAAACTTTATCCAAAACTGAACAAACTGCTCAACACCATCCATTCGGTTTGACTGCATTGTATTGATTGCATCCAATAGTCCGATCACAAGCTCAATATCAGAAATGCGCTCATGGTTGTTCGGAAACTCAACAATCGGGATTCCGCCAAAGCCATGCAGTTTCCAATTTCGAACCTCTCCGTTCACAATCTTGCATTCGTAAGAGTCCGTATAGCAGAGTTTATACATCTGTCCATCGGCATCCTTAAGCTCTTGGATTGCTAAAAGTGGTTCTTCTGTGGAACGGCTGTAGATAACAAACGTATTCATTGGTGTTGGTGCAACGATTCTGAATGGTATATCTCCATTTTTTGTAATCTGCACCGCCTTAAATGACGTTCCGGTTGCTGATTGCCACTCCCCTGCCTTAATGTCCTTTTCCTGCTTATTAGCATCGGCCAGATAATCGTTAAATTCATCAACCGCATTATTTATCCGGTCATCATCTTTCCTGCTGATAAGCTGAATTGGCTCACCGTAAGTCTGACCAACCTTGAATTGAACAATCTCATAGGCATGGTTTTCAGGCACCTTATTGGTTATATCCGCATTCTGTACCTTTGTTCGGTACAATACAGGCTGATCGCCCTTATAGTAGTTCCACAGATACCGAATGACTGTCTTGTTGAAATAAAATGCACCAATGCAGTTTCCGACAACATTTCTGATATTGTCTGCCGTAATCTGTTCTACGTTAGCATATGCAATTTTTCTTCCATATCTGCCTTTTACAAGGTCGTGAAAATACTGTGTGTTCTTCATATAAATAAAACTCCACTACTGCAAGCGCGTTTTGGTATCGGCTTTGTTTCAATTTTGCCTGTTGCCACGCGATAAATCACAATATGATTGCATTTTTTACATTTACACGGATGATCTATCGTAGATCTCCCATCATAATGTCCGGCAATTCTTCCACAATCCGGGCAATATATAGTTACTTTTTCCATATAAGTCTCTTTCTTGTAAATAAAAAACACCGCCATTTCTGACAGTGTCTTTTACGGGTTATATGCTTTTGGGGTTGTAGGATTTTGTTTTTCTACTCTTTTAGTATACCATGCAAGTTTTAGGAAATGTTGTGAAAGAGTGTGAACTATTGTGCACTTTTATGCACTCTTTCCAAGATAAATCCCGCCGAATTTCTTCTCAAACTCCCGAATAGCCTTCTTTCGGAGGTTCATGATATTTCTGTAGGAATATCCCATTTCTACAGAAATTAAATTCCAGTCCTTATTATCAACATAGTGCGCATACAGGACAATATACACATCTGTATTTTCCATACTGTCAATCTGCCCGATAATAACCCGGCGTTTATCCACGAATTCGCACACAAGTTCTTTTATCTCGTTCTGCAGGTCTGCAATTTTAGCAACAGCACTTCCCATTTTGTCCGGATCGCCGGAAGACTGCACATCAACCTCTTTGGGAGATACGGAAATGGAAGTTGCCATATTGGAAAGTTTTTGAATTTCAGACATTTTGTTTTTGATAACATGATCACATCTATTTATTTGTGAAAGATATTTGTCTGTTGTCATATCCTAATACCTCCTAAATGGGTTTACTGCCGCTTCTACCTTTGCGGTATTGTTTGGGTTTTCTATAAACATTTCAAGCTGGGTTAAACCGTCTGCTGCATCGTCGTGGTCATTACCGCCAATACTTACAAACATAGAGAGTTCATCCATAGCCGCTTGATATTCGTCATTTCTGTAATATCTTGTTACTCCAAGATCTGAATCTTTCTTCATTTGTTCCTGCGTCGGTCTGTGCGTATCAAGAAATATGAATTTTCTCTTAACATCACCGGAATATGCTATGATCTTCGATAACTTTTCAACATTGTTTGGTGCTTTTCTGCTTGTGCACGAGCATTTATAGTCCTGCGCCTGCAACTTTTCATCTACATATTTGCAATACAGATCTCCTCCGGTATTCCCCTCAAATCTTGTCTGCCGAATCTCATTTCCGATAATTCGTCCAACAACAAGAGGGATTGTTACCTCTTTCGGACCCTTATTGAATACCCAATCGTAAATATAAACATCTCCGTTTTCATATTCTGCCCCAATCGGCATTGACAAGCTATCGCCGCCGCCCCAGGCAACATCCACAACTCCGATGCGCCGGAAATCTCCGTCCGGTAGAATTCCGTTAAATAGTCTCAAATCCGTATAAAGCAATCCCTCGCGGACATATGGTTGTTGCATAAACTTAGCCATCCATTCGGCATTATCAAGCTTATCTCGCATATCCCGATAGTATTCCGTGGAAAATCCATTGATTTCATACGCGAAATTGCTTTCGTCATTTTCATTAAGTGCCGGAATCTTACGGAATCGGTATTGTGGATCATGCTCATATTGCTTTCTCATGCGCTCCAATGGATCTAAAACATTCCAAAGAGTACCGACCATCAATTCCCTTGCACCGTCATTTTTACGGTCAACCATCTTGTTTAGATACTCTTGGTATGTGTTTTCCATTCGAGTAGGACTTAATGAATGCTCGCGATCACGAACCAAGTCATCGACATACAAATATCCGTCTTTCGAAACATCGACTGCTCCTGTCCATGTTCCGTCAATACCGCGGCACGTTACGGTTGCAAATCTGTCCGGATCTCCAAGCGTGATCGTAAATTCGTCCGCGCTCTTGTCTGTCGGAATTGATGCGTTTGCGTATTCCGGATGCCAATAAGCAAAAAGCTCCGCAAACGTATATTCTTCCGTGGTAAAAAGATTCATCAATTCCTTGTAAAAACCTTTTGCCAAAATACCAGAGTGACCGCCCATAGCACTATGACTGTTTGGTCTGCGCAAAGCTACCCACGCAAGGAAGAAAATACAGATAGTCGATTTACCGACACGCGATGGCATTGACAATCCGTAAAATTTAATCTTCCTGTTTTCCAAATCTTCAAGATCGTTGGCAACTATATTCAGCGTTTTGCGGCGCGGATAATAAAACCGTTTACTCCAATTTCTTTTGCGCTCCATAAAGTAGATGAAGCTCTCGAAACGATAAAAGCTCTCTAACCGCAAGACTTCATAGAACTGATCCACAAGTTTGTATCCGCCTTTAATGTCGTGATCCTGCGCATATCGTTCAAGTTCCCATATGCTACCGCCCGCATTTTTCTGCGTAAATTCGTTGATTAAAACCTTTGTTCTTTCGGTTATAGTCAATCCATAGTCAACGTCTTTTTCCGTCCGAATTGCCACATTGCACGCTTTCAAAAGGGCATCTATTACCTGTTCATCAACGCCTTTTCTCTGTATGTAGTTTTCATATCCATTTACTGCATTGATTAACTGCTTTGAAGCCAAATAAAAAGCACCTCCGCAAAAGCAGAAGTGCCTTGACCTCTGCCTATAACTGTTTTAGGGTAGCGACTAACTCCATTTGTTGGCCGGTTGTCTTTTAATTGTAATATACCATTTTGTGGCACAATGGGCATTCACACTTGTAGTTATCGCCTTCCCTTTGATCTCCACAATATTCATATTCAGTCTTTTCCGCTTCAAAAACGGTTTTGCAATTCTTACACTTAAACTTTAAAGGTTTTCTTTCGTACCTAAGGCTGCCTTCTTTGATTATTTTCATTTCCAATGCACCTTGAACCCTTTCTTCTTATACTCCTCTACGGCTTTTTTAAGGCTCATATCGTCCTCATACTTTTCATTCAGCATAATCACCACATTGCCTTTTTCAATGCCGTATATGTTGCAATTTGCAAGTTTCTTAGCCGTTCCAATGATAGCCTTTGCCTGCTTGCGGCTCATTTCATAGGTTTTTGTTCCCATATTAACAGTCATTTCTCATAAACCTCTCAAAATCCTTTCTGCATTTAGGGCATAATTCATAAGTTTTCTTAAGTTTTCCGCAAAATCTTGTTTTGTAAAGCTCGCACGAAATTTCATCTTCTGTAAATCTAGCTACCGGTTCTGAATATGTACCACACGGCACATATTGTAGCTGTTGTCTTGGCTTGAATTTTATTTCAGCACCGCACCTATCGCAAGTGTGCCATTTTCTTTCATGCTCCATTTCTCATAAACTCCTCAAAATCTTTCCTGCACTTAGGGCATAAATCATACGTACGACCAAACGGAAATAATATGTTTGAATGAATCTCTTTGATTTCTCCCCTTACGTTGCCATCTTCAAAAATTGGACTTGAAGTAAAATAATCACCAATCGGCATAAATTCAAATTCACTTATTGGTTTTACTTTTATTTCTGCACCGCACCTGTCGCAAGTGCGCAATTCTTTTTGATGTTTCATAAAATCCCTCACTTATCACATTCGATTCCCGGAATGAATGTTCTTTTACCCATACAAGCATCTTCAAAAGTCGTAGTTTCTATTGAACATCCGCAACTAACCGGGTCTAATGGACAATTTTCATGATTAATACATGTGCATAAAATTTCTTTTTCCTGCTTCATCATTCCACCGCCTTTTAAACTAATCCTAGCATATACAAAATATCAAGTTCCGATATTTCTTTTGCGCCCTCTCTTGTGTGCGCAAGAATTTCTTCCATCAAGTATTTTTCCATATCGTTGCACTTACTCTTATCAAAATTGTTTGAAAAACAGTAATGTAGACAATACCCATATCCGACTCCAAGTAGAGCACCATGAATACTTTTACAGACAACATTGTAATTTTCTGTTTTTAAAATATCATGTTCTCCATCTAAGAAACATTCTTTTCCGTTGTTGTCCATTTTCTCTTTGAGATATTCAAGAAAAATTCTCATTTCTTTTTCTGAATCGGAAATGTACAAAATAGAATCCTTCTCTCTATCATCAATTATTTGTTTCGATTCATTATCACAAAATTCACACATTCTTATCCACCACCAAACTATTTATGATTCTTCCACCAAAACAACACTTTTCCGCAAGGAATACTGTGCGACTGATGCATAAATTCTTCTGAACCCTCATAAACAATTACAGAGTTAAAATCAATGCGGTCTTTAAATAATTCACAATTTTTAGTAACTTTTTCTAAAGCATAATTGATTGCTTCATCATAGGTCTTGAACCATTTTTCCGCTGCGCCATATGCAAGCGCGCAAGTTCCGCTCTCGTCAAATACGATATATCCGTCTTTGCTTTGTGTTAATTCATTCATTCATTCTTCCACCTTTCTGTACGGATTAAAAAATTCTTTATCCTGTCCGATTCCAAGATGTTCTCTCAATGAAAAATTAGTTATCCGCTCTCGATTAAAAGAATTGCTGACAATATAATTTGCTAACTCCCCATCTTTCCATCCGTCCGTACTTGTCATAGAATCATAAATCTGTTTATATTCTCCGGTCAGCTTGCCAAATTCAAACCATCCCAAGTCAAGTGTTACTCCGTAATCATAAAATCCCTTGTCACACCACTTTCTGACATAATACATTAACTGCTTATATGAGAATCCAAGTCTTTCAAAAATATTTCCAATAGCTCTTATGCTCAATTCACGGTCGCTCGAACGCAATTTTCTTTTCTGTTCATTCACGCAAGCTCTAAAAAATATTTCTTCTAATGGTTTCATTCTTCCACCAACTTTCTACCGCAGATAGGGCAAAAATTAATTTTTACGGATCCTGCAACCTCTTTTCCATCGCTATTGTCGAAAATCATGTTATTTTCAGCTCCAAAAAGAACTAAATTTCCTTTACCATCAATGATTTTCTTTTTATTCCGGCAAAAATCACACATATTACACCTCAATCATAGCAAAAATCGGAATCCTCGTGAGATTCCGTGTCTTTTGTTTGATATAAATATTCCACAATGTTTTTATCGTACTCACACGCCATTTTGCGTAAATACCAACCTTAAATAGCGGCACAGGGAATCGAACCCTGTCAGCCAAAACCATGCCAACCGCTTTCAAATCTGCAATTTCTAATCACGGATGGGTTTTCTGTTACCAATAATGTCGCTATCATCCATAAGTCTCCATTGACCGGAACTATTGCAGTAGCACCCGACTAAGCGGAGATAAGGATAAACGCAGATATTCGGACTCGAACCGAAACACCGTTTTCGGCTACTGACTGTTTAGCAAACAGTTTCCTTACCAGTTAGGATTATATCTGCACGCGCCGGGCATGGAAGTTCCCTACCCGAACCATTCCTTGCGTTTCAGAATGGCACGGTGCTACTAACACCGCTCAATGGCTTGTGGCGGTATCGAGCCGCCCTATACAGATTTTCAGTCTGTCGCTAATCCATCTCAGCTAACAAGCCATGTCGTGTAGTTTCCGTTTTTCCTTGCTCCACACTACACTAAGTGCAAGGTTCTTTTAGTCAGCGGTTACCGCCATCTTTTGAATGACAACCGCTCAATCCAGTTACCTGTGCTAAGTTTAACCGGTATATTGATTAGCACCTGCATTTCTGTAATAAACACACTAGGGGTGTACTGGCAACATCACCTGTGGGGATTACAGGAATCGAACCCGCGACAACCCGGATATAAGCCGTGTCTTCTGCCACTGAATTAAATCCCCATAACCGCCATCAGACGGTTAGCAATAATGTTTATCGTGCTATGCCTTGCACTATCCGGTTTACAGCATTTCACCGGCAACTCAATGTTACCATGCAAGCCTATTTCCATGGTTCTACTCCGAATTAAATTATTGCAGAGCAATAGACAAGCATCGTATTTCAGCCAAAACATAGACCGCCTGCAAGCAGACAGCATAATTTGACCGAGTAGGTGGGTGAGGATTTGAACCTCACATAATCGAATTCTGAAAAGGTGTTGTTGCTGATTACGGATGATTTTCCGCCTATCACTTGGCAACACTCTTACCGATCAGCTTCTTTGCTTGCATTTCGTTCTGCCACCACCTAACTTCTTAAGGGGAATTACATTTTCACAGCTCGGACACCGTGGGATAGATGCCCGAACCATGATTGACTGCTATATGGATTGCACGTCTGCAAATTACAAAGCAGATACCGCTCAACGCCATATAGTCTTACGCCAAGATGCCGCCCTCTGCGACAAATACCACCGGACGGTCTCGCACCGTCCTTAACAGAATCGTCCTAGTGGCGAAAGGAGGAACCCAAATGCTTGAATCACTCAACCAAGGGTTCAAGTACATATGAAAAACATACGTGGCTACATGGAACGTCAACATGCAACCAATTAGGCTACCGGGATTCGAACCCGGGAATACAGGAATCAAAATCCTGTGCCTTACCACTTGGCAATAGCCCAATGTTTCATTCGTCCGCAAACGTAATTCAAAGCCTAACGCCGATAGATCAATTATTCAGCCGAGAATTATCATTTGCGGACTTAAGCTATACCGGATGCTCCGATTTCTCGCTCTGGTGCTCGGCGTCGCTTTCCAGATTTAGCAAATCTCCGGCACTATCCGGTTGCTTTGATTTTGTTATATGTATTCTTTCGACCACGCTCAAAATTGGCGGCAGAAAGTAAATACCAAATATTGGATCATAAATTGTCATATTGTTATCTCCAAATGACCATAATATTCATTGCAAAGATCGCGTATGAAAGCAAATAACCAATTGCGTTTGAATTGTCTTTTTGTTTTACCTGTCCTCCCATAAGTCCAAGTATTACAAGGGCATCTATCGCCGTAGCGATTATATTTAAAATCATATCAATATCTCCCATCCTCAAAGCTGTGTTCCTGTTTGAATCGTTCCATTTCATTTACGCTCATACCGAAGATCCCGGCAGATGAATCAGAGTCCGTATGTTCGAAATACTCGCCCTGCTGTGGAAACATAAACCGGAACATAGCATAGTTTGCAACGTCACACAGGTATTCAAGGTTTCCGGTCTCTTCAAACTTGGCAAGATTCATTTTCAAACTTTCAATTGCATCCACGTTTCCGGAGGAAAAGTTCATTCTTGCTGGCCCGTATTTGTAATATGACTGCTCAATCAAACCTTTGCGCTTTTCATCAAAGGTTTCGGAATACTCGGTTTTCATCAACTCATTGCTGCAGCTTGCCATTAAACATCACCTTCCGCTCTGTGGTTTGCTCTTTCAATGTCAAACCCTTCCGGATAACGTGCCTTAAGCTTGTCTACATTCATCTGCATGATCTCATCAAGGCTCCAGCCGAAGGATTCGCAAAGCATTGCAAGATACCAACAAATATCGCCTGCTTCTTTCTTTGCGTGGTCAATATTAAGCTGTTTCTCATGGAAAATCCATTTTTTGATTATGTCGTTAAATTCTCCAACCTCGCCAGATAACCCCAAACAAGAATTGAAGATGCCGCCAAAGTCATAATCTTGCAACGCAGATGCGATATTGTTCTTTTTGCAAAATTTAAGCAAATCGAATTTATCCGAAATTCTTTCTGTCGCTTTGCGATCATTTGTCCGCATTGCTAATTTCTGATACTCATTTCCGGTCATATATCATTCTCCTGTCCGAAACACTCTTTTTTTGTTTTTAAAAATTTTTTGGAAATGTAGTTGCGATTCGCAACGTGAAAGTGAATTGTTATAAATTTATTATAGCCTATTTACGGTGAAAGTCAATGGGTGTTGTTGTAAGTGGCTTTTTATTTTTTGAGGTATTTAAGGTACTTAGTAGCCGCCCGGTGGTCTTTCTGTCAGACCCCCTCCCCATCCTTTTCTTGCAAACATGGGGATCTAAAATGTTTTCCGTTTCGTTCTGTTGTCATTGTGTGAAAATCAAATTGTTTTAATACAATTCATGTCATACCCTTGCAACTATTCGCAAAACCTAACTTTTCCGAATAGTTCACGAATAGTTAAAACGCTACAACCCTTGATATTACTACGTTTGTGAATTGTAGAATAATCACACACAATTTAAACTGTATTATTTACCTCTGCATCTGTGAATTGTGTGTCAATTACGTGCAATTCTTGGCTCTTTTTCTCGTCCAATCTTGGCAGCTCCTGCGCTGTGATTGCTCTTCTCTGGGTGGCATTATCTCCAATGCCGGGCTGGTTCATGCCGAACTCGTTATTGCCCACGAACATGGTGCCTACAGGGCTGTTGGAGTCATACGCACGATCAAGTATACAATCCTTACGAGATCGTTGCAATTTTTGCCACATCTTGAAAGCCAACGAACTTGGTTCTTCTGTGCTCCATATATCCATTGTGTTTGTAGGTATATTACAAAAATAACTGAATGCTACTGTACTTACCAGCTTACTATAGACATTGGAGATATATATATAATAATCACAGAGTTTATATAATACCTCTCTGTCATATCTGTTACAATTAGTCGGTATAGTTGCATTACCAAGAGGTTTCAAGCTCTTGTCTTTTAGTACCGATGTATCAGGGAATAGATGCATACCAACATACTGCATAACAGCTTTCCATTGTCTCTGTCCAGCTTTTAGTAAATCTTCGATGTGAAATTCTATACAAGCGTTGTCTATTAAATCTTGTACAGTTGATGTGTATATCTGTACTGTACCTAGATCCACTATAAGTCTTGTAAGATCTACGCTCTCTATATCCTGCATATATTTCACACCTCCAATCTGTTTTATTTCTCTCTGCTTTTGGTATACACTATTTCCGGGGTTAAAGTCAAGCCTTAATTTTTTACGGTGGTATTATATACTTACGCCGCGCGCGTATGCGGATATACACTTACTATAAACCTATAGGATTTAGATACATTGTATTATTATTAATTTAAAAGATTAAGAAAAAGATAGAGAAAGAGAAACATAGTTCTGAAAAAGCGACGTCAGACGATTGTCTCGCCTTATGTCAGACGATTGTCAGACGATTTTTTGCAAAAACTGATACTATTCTATCATTTTGGGACTTGTCAAAGACCTAATACAACTAGCTTTGTTTATAAAAATTTAAGAAAAGTTTCATAGTTCGTTTACGATTTTTCGGAGATTTTGTAAGATATGCCCGGACACGTTGTTGATTTTGGACATGGCAAAAAAGAAAAGGCAGCCGGAAAACTGCCCTTGTCCAATCTTTTATTTATCCTGTTTATCATCCTCGGTCGGAATCACTGACCAACCTTTATAACTATATCCGGGGCGTTGCCCTTCTGGAAGTGTCCCAAGAACCGATCTTTTAACGCGGCTCAACCCCGCAATTATATTAAAAAATTGCTTGCTGTCCGGCTCTACTCCAAAATATTTATTGCAATTTTCCCTAAGCCAAAAGGACAGGGAGTGAATATAAAAGTGCTCTCCCTCTGGGCTTACTAAATGCCAATCTATCGCCGCCCTGTTTGTTTCAAACCGTCCGGATTTCGGACTGTTCTTTGCGGCTTCTGTAGCTTTTCGCTGTATTTCTGTATTTCGCGGATTCGCGCGCCTTGTTTCTGACATCCTGCGCTTGCTCTCTTCGGAGCGCTTTAACCCCGTATGTGTTTGGCTCAAATGTATCAACCGGCATTCTTTCGAGCAGGTCACAATGTCACGCGATGATTCGCAATAAAACCCTTTCCCGCAGACAACGCATTTTTTTACAACTTTAGCCATGTTTTTATTTGCTCCTTAATGCAGAATAGCGGAGCTTATCGACTCCGCTAGCCTTTTATTTGTTCAATGTAAAAGTGTATTCGCCCTGGAATTCATCATCTGTAACCCATTCAATTTTTACTGCCTTTTCTTCCTCTGAAAGTTCTTTTCCAAGTTTTCCGAGTGGTATAAAATCTACAACTAAATTCGCATACCCATCTTCCTTTTGTAATTTAACAGACTTCAATTTCAAGCCTGAAACGCCGCCAAGATCATAATCTTTTATGATCTGATCAAAGCCTTTCTCTATTGTGTCTATTAAAGTTTCACCCGTGATTTCCCGATAGTTTGCAGTGCCGCTTGTATAATATGGGGCGTAATATCTCCACACGGTTTTTTCTGTTACTTCCGTGTTCAGATCAGCGGCTTTCTTAGCAGCCTTTTCTTTGTTGTCATAACTCCATTCAATGCCCCGATCTTTTACAATATATTTTTTCATGGTGTTTCTCCTTTCTTGGCTTTCGCCGTTGCTCTGTTTTCTTGATCTGTCATTATAATATCATGAGTGCCTTATAATGTCAAGTGATATTTTTCAAAAAGTGCCTTATATTTTATTTTAATCTCTCCAACTGCTCTAACTGGATCAACACCGCCTCTTTTATAAAGGCGTTTATACTTTTTCCGCTTACTTTCTTGATCCGTTCTTTTGTCCCGGATGGCAACAGGCAATTAACACGGTCTACTGTTTTTGTATACTTAGCTACTGCTTGCCGCCTTTGTTCGGTCTGTTTTTCTGTATATTCTGCCATTTGTTTTCCTCCCTGCTTTTATATATGTACTTTAAATATAGCATAAGTGCCTTATTATAGCAAGGATTATTTTTCTTTCTATATTATAGTAATCCTATAAATGTTTTATAAATAAGTGCCTTATGTATTATTCACAATTCCATTGATATTATAAGTGCCTTATTTTGTTTATTTCGCATATTGCATAAGTGCCTTATATTTACTATAATACAAGTATCAAATGAAGTACGAAAGCGAGGTTACAACATGAAAGATATGAAAGCGGCAGAAACATTATTAGAAAGCAAAGGTTATTATATTTCGAACCAGTTTGACGGTTTCACCACTCTTCCAGATGAATATGAATTGAGCGATGTAAACGGAAATGTGGTTATTGACCATTTGAGCGAAGCGCAGATTTTACAGATTTCGGAAATTTTATAGGGAGGGCTTAAATATGAGAAAGACGGGAATGCGTTTTACATGGAGAACAACAAAGAACAGTGACGCAATCAATGAGCTAAAAAAGAACAATATCGCATTTGAGTATAACCACTTTGGGGAACTCACAGCCGACTTTTACGGAATCGGTATTTTTGAAATAGTTGATTTTGAACACGTCCAAGGCGATGTATTTGAAATCTGCATAGCATAGCCGAAACGCTCCGATTTTGGAGCGTCAGCCGCGGGATGGTCTCCCGGCTCTGATGATGGCAGACCAGAAAGGAAACTATATGACAGTTGCAGAAAGAAAGATAAATACAGAGGATTTAATAAGCTTTGAGGAAATCGCAAAGAAGCATATAGCCGGGGAATATTTAGCAATCGGCGACAATGGAAAAAGCTATCATGCTTCCTATGTTCCGGAATATGAGCCATCTGGCGTAATGTTCTTTTGCATTCCATCAGATGTTGAAATCTTAGGATATTTAGAAATTATTTAAGTCGAAACCGCCACCCGGCGGTCTGTAGGAACTGCCCCACCTGCACTGATGAGACAGGGCACACAATGAAAGGATGGTTGATTTTATGGCTACAGTTAAATTACAAGGAATTTATGAAAGAAGAAACGCTATCCCGGCGGCAGAACTCAAGCCAGGCATGGTTACAGTTTGGAATTTTGGATACACCGAGACGGTAAAAAGCGTTGAGCCTACCAAGAGCGGAAAAAGCGTCAGATGCGTTATTATTTCCGACGAAAGTGGAAAAGAATACACGCGAACAATGCGAAACGATAGACTTGTAGCAATCGCATAGGCAAGGGCGGCTTTTCCGGGGTTCGATTCCCCGGCTTGCTTTTACCCGGAGCAACCGGAAAAATTTAGAATATGGAGGACTTGAAACCATGAAAAGAACGCTATACGAATTATTTATGGAATGTGATTGGAACGCCTGCCGTGTACCGTGGAGAATATACGGCGAAAACAATAAATTGATCTGCGCAAATTACGGCGCAGAAACCGGGAATGAATTTGACGATATGCAGGTAAAAAGCTACTCATACAACAAAAACAAGAATTATGTACGAGTTTATGTAAAGTAACCAACCGCCGCAGAGGATGCACGCCGGATCACTACCGGCGGCGGTTTTTACTCAAAAATGAGCAAATAAAAGGAAAGAGGTATAAGAAATGGAAGAAAGATATATTTTGCACACGGGAAAAGGTGTGCAGATCGTAACAGAATCGCAAGCAATTAACAACGCGCTAGATCAAGAAAAAAGCGGCGTTATTCCGCGTTACTCATTCCGGGATTATAAGACCGGGGAAAAACTTACACCGCCCGGATGGATTGTATGGTCAACTTTTGCGGACGGATGCGGCGTTGTGTACCGCAGATCTGACGGAAAAATGATCGTAACAACAGGATTTCAAGGGGATTTTGTTGTAATTTAAGGCGGTACCATTCCGCCTTTTTCGCGTGCTTGGTGCATCCGTTCCGGTTCGATTCCGGCGGCGTGGACTTATTAACCGATGGTCATATATTGGGACTGCATCGGGTTATATGGCGGCATATTGCCGTCACACGGCGCGCCGCAGCCGTAAATAATCGCGGTTGATCTGCTTTAATGCAGACGCAAGACACGCGGGAAAGCTCGTTTCTACCGTTCTATCATTAAGAGCGGCGGCAAGATCGCAAGCCGTCACTATTGCGGCACTTTGGAGCTTGTGCATCTCCAACAAAAAACAGATTGCACACCGTTCCGCCGGATGCGGGCATATAACGCACATTGACAAATAAACACGATATAAGGAGGTATAAGTGTATGACCTACGATATTAAAGCGGATTTTAACGGGCAAGCTCTGCACCGGGTGGCGTATGGGGATATGCAAGCATGGTTAATTATAAACCAATTATCGCGTGACGGATGTAGGGATATATGCATGAGTGAGCGCGGAACGTCTGGAGGTAGGAAAGATGGGAAAATATGAGTATATCGGGAAAAGGGAAATCATGCGCCGGGTGTCTGCCCTTGGTTATCTGGCAATATCCGGCAAAATGTGCGGATACTCGAAATTTGAAGGCGTGGAATGGGTGGAATCTGCAAAAATCAAAATAACAGCCCAGCGTGGCGGTGATTGGTTGCAGATCACGCAAAAGTTGGAAAGCATAACACACACTTACAGCCGGTACGATGGGAAAAACTATCTTGACAAGTGGTAAAATGCGGTCTATGCTAGACTATAACTATAGCCGGGCAAGCGTCTTCTGGCGTTTGCCTGTGATCGGCAATATCATCAAATATCATCAATGAATTATCTATATATGGCATAACATATAGTGTATTTGTGTTATTTGCGGAATGCCGCAGATAATTGCACGTTTGTTACATGTTTTTGAGAATCCGTAAAAATGGAATCTTGACCCTAAAACGCTACCCCAGGGGGGTACAAAAAAATTACGAAATATTTTTTGGGGCGCGGAGAAAATTTTCTTTCGTGAAAATCAAAGACCGCGCCGCGTAGTCACTTTTGCTCAACTCTTCTATCAGCCTTTCCCTAGTCATTTCCGGATTCGTCCGGTGCACGTACTGTAAGAGTTCTGAAATTTTATCCATTATGCAACCTCCATAATTTCAATCAATAGTCTGTCTGCTATTTCAAATACTTCTCTTCCGTATGTAGCTAAGAAGTCCGCTACAATTTCCTCTGTATCAATATCCATGTATACATTGTACGAAAGGCAGAACGCATGACATAATTCGTGGCATAACACACGGTCAAGGAATTTTCCGCGCAAATCATCCGCAAGATATATCGTTTTCGTGTCCCTGTCGGTCATGCCTACCGTTCTGCTTCCGTCACTTCTCTGTAGCATATCGCTATAACGTGATACTTTGACCAAATTCCACATTTCATTGTTTATCGTGAACAATTTACCACCTCGCAAACAAAGAGGGCAAAATGCCCTCTCTATTACATTTTCGTGACAAGCGTAGTCAGCTTTGTCTTGGTTAACTGTTTCTCTTCCGGGGACATACCGGAAAACAGTTCGGTCACATCTTCAGAAAGAGATTTCATGTACTTTTCGAGTTCTTTCATCTTTGCGTCCTTATCTTCCGGTGAATTTCCGTTATGCATTTCCTTTGTCTCCATGTAACTTCTCCGGCTCATACCGGCTCTGCCCTCTCTTGCATCGTGAGTACCGGTACTCATGCCGTTATTTCCGCTCATAGGATCTGAATAATACATCTTCCCCATACTCATTCGGTCAAGGTCTCTCATTCGGTCGTATTCCGGCATTCTCTCCCATTCGTGGTAATCTTCCGGCATCTGATGGTAATATGGCGGTTCTGCATATCCTCTGCGTGTTCCGCGCCCTTTCGGTGCAAATCTGCCATTTGAGTACCGGTACTCATTGTAGTATCTTCTTCCCGGATAATCTCCAAATTCTTCCATCATGCGCATGATTTCTTCATCTTCGGACTTTTTCATCGCTTCAACAATGTTATAGTCCTTGTCAAAGCATACGATGTTCTTTGCAATCTCTGTCCAATCCTTGAGATCATCAAGGTTTTGTCCCTCAAAATTCTCAATTCCGATGCCGTCAACTTTAGCCTTGACGCATTCCATTATCTGTTTAGCCCATTTGTGCATATGTTTTTACCTCCACAATCTAATATAATTTGTTCTATATCGTCTCTTTTATTTACCAATACTTCTTTCAATAAAGTTTTATACTCTATTTTTTCATCTCTTGATATTTGCCTTAAATCAGTTTCCTTTCCTTTGTAGTGAACTCTACAAAACCCTTTCAAATTCATAGCAATCTCAAAAGGAAGTTCTAAATCACAAATCCTATGGTGCATAATTCCATATTTAAGATTATACATCTCACATAATTCACTTAACGTCTTTCTTTCTCCGCGGTAATCGATATAAATATTTCTGCTTGTATTATTGCATTGCTCTTTTTGCGTAATCCAACGACAATTTGACGGTTCATAATTTCCATTAAAATCTATTCTATCTATAGATAAATTCTCTTTGTACCCATTTTTTATAGACCAATTATAAAAATTTTGAAAACCGCCTTCTCCTTGCCATTCATCACATACTTTGACGCCTTTAGCACCATACCACTTATACGCCTTATCTTTTCTGTTTTCACATCTTCTTCTCATTGAACACCAAACCTCGAACAATTTGCTGTTACTCATATTATGCGTAGTCAGTTCATTTATATGGCGATTTCGATTTTCATTGTTGAGACACCCACAGCTTTTTGTATATCCCCCTTTGAGTTTTGAACTTTCAACAGTTGTTTCTTTTCCACAAACACATCTACATTTCCAATATACTTTTTTACTATTATTCCTATATACTCTTTTAATAACTGTTAGCCTGTTAAATGTCTTGCCTGTCAAATCATCAAAATTATATGCCGTCATTCCTTTTTTAAAAGCCATCTTTCAATCTCCTTTATACGTATATACTTATTTACGTATATTATAACAATTTTGCATATTTACGTCAATACGTATTTATGGTATACTGTTAAAAAGGAGGTTTTGCAATGTCTAAAATCAAATTCACAACCACAATAGAAAGCGAATTGTTGGAAAAGATTAAAATTCAAGCAATCAAAGAGCATCTTTCTGTATCAGCAATATTAGAAAGACTTATTATCGAATACTTATCAAGCTTGTCTAGTAACGATTAAATTAGAATTCTGCACTTCAATAGCCTGTGTAGATGTATTCTGTACCGCTACTGTACTGCAACAGCCACAAGGTACATCAACGTATGCCTGTGAACTAATATTCTGTAAATTTTGTGCTGCGGCTGGCGTTACAATCATCTTTGTTGACTGCAAAGGTTCTCCATCAACCGCGATTGCAAGCGAAATCTCTCCGACTGTTCCGCCTGTCGGGATCTGAATGTTGCCGGAATACGACACAAGGAATCTCGCTTTGCACTGATTTGTGATACCTCTTAGCTTGATAATTCCACTTCCCTGTCTGTGGACGATACATTTTGTTCCGTTTACTGCTGTTTCTGTGAATGCCACATCTTCTCCAGCGGCAACGGTTTGTAATGCAATTCCTGTTACTTCCATTATTTTTACCTCTCTTTCATAAAAATAAGGGCAAACATTACAGTCTGCCCTTTGATTATAAGTAATACTGCATAGCAGACATGATCGAGTTAAACTCAATTAAGATACTCAATTATTTAGTTTTAGCAGCCACAACCGGTGTTGCATCCGCATCCATATGCATAAGCATTTGGGTTAGGTACAACATATGCCGGGATAGCAGACGGATTTACTGCATTGATAATCTGCTGTGTCTGAGCTGCCATCTGAGTTGTAAGTAATGCACTCTGACGATCCTGTGAAGCTGCTCTACGCAGATCATTATTTTCTGCCTGTAAGGAAGAAATTTTTTCATTGCATAGATAATCGAGAATAGCGCGTGTTCCTGCATTCTGACTGTCGATAATGTCTCTCGTGTTGCTGTTCATGGTGTTCTGCAACGCGCAAGTGTTAGTTGCCATGTTGTAGTTTACGCCTTGGATAGCTTCTCTTGTTTCGCAGCAGCAGTTTGCGAGCTGTGACTGTAATGCGTTTGTATTCTGCATGTTAGCGACTGTATCAGCATTGATAGCCTGCTGGATGCCGAATCCGGTCTGCAAAATGTTTGTGTTGATGCCATTCATGCCTGTTTGCACTGCATAGAATCCGTCACAAAGTCCGTTTGTAATGCCATCAAGTTTTGACACAACCGCCTGATTATCAAATCCACGCTGGATTTCGCTTCCGACGCCACCATTCATTCCGTTTCCTCCGAATCCGTTACCGAATCCACCCCATCCGAAGATAGCGAAGATAACGATAATGAACCATAACCATGAGCCTTCTGCGCCCCATCCATTGTTATTTCCGTTTCCGTCAATGTTCGCAACAAGCGGAACGGATGCACAATTACCTGTGTTAAACATAGAATTTACCTCCATAATTCATTTTTATATACATAATCTTGCAAGAATTAGTATCACATTCCTAATTGGCTTTTAAACGACTCAAAAGCCTTATCTGCGTCAATTCCCTTTTCTTTGCACAAATTCCTAGCCATCTGCTCAATGCCCTTGGAATCTCCTTTTTGTGCCATCTGCATAGCATTTCTAGCCATGGGGTTGCTCATTACGCTGTTATTCCCCATCATTTGTTGTAAAAACTGCTGTGGGTTTTTCATTCCCTGTAACATCTGCATAGGATTCATTAAGACTCACTCTCCTTTTGTGTTCTTGAAGATTTTCTTTGCGTTTGTGAAGATAGCTTATCTTCCAACTCTTCCATCTTTCCAAACAAGCAATCCAATTTGTCAGTAATAGCCTTTGTCGCATCATCAGATAGCCCTATTTCAATTCTTTTATCATCACTCGAAGAATCTGCCATCTGCTCATTAAAAGGCTTGTAAACGGTCTTTCTGATTGTTCCGTTGGCATCCCATTGTTTTGCTACGATTGCGCTCATGTCCTGCATCGGAAAAAACGCAACGCTTCCATCCATAGGTACATCATTTGCCATGATTGCTGATTCCGACTGTACTACTTTTCCTTGGATTCCAAGAAACTGCGGTTGCATCTGCGGAATCTGCGGCTCTGGCTGTTGAAACCTCTGCATTGGGTTGTACTGATATGCGGCATAGCTTGGGTTTGGGTTAAATGCCATATTCTGATTTTGCATCTGATACATTCTCTTCCTCCAATACTTCCTTGATTGCGTGAATCATTGCTGATTGGTAAACAAGCGGAACCTTTGACACATCTTCTCTTGTTAATATTTTTTCAAGAATTTCATCCGTAAATAACAT